CCAAAACGTGTGAAATTTGAAAATTCAACAGAAAAAGCCCAAAACTAGGGAATCATGCGAGGTCGGAAGCGAAAACTCGAGAATGTCGTCCCAATCCGCGAGTTCGGCGGCGCTGAGGACGAAGCCCGCGTTGAAGCGAGTATTCGCCGCGCTATCAAGGCTTTACAGCCGCGCGGCCTGAGCCCGGAAATGAAAAAGGAATGGAAGCGCGTCGCCAGGATATTGGCTGAGCCGTCCGTCGATCGCCTCAAGGCCCGCTACGTCGACGTGATCCAGGAATATTGCGTCGTTTGCATCCGCATCCGGGCGTTCCGTGAGGCGATGCCGACCATCAATAAAGAAATTTATGACGCGAGCCAGGGCGGAGCGAAGAAAACCCGCAACGGCATCCAAATCAAAACTCACCCCTACGTGCCGCAGCTCAATGAGGCTTGGCGCCAATGGCGTTCGCTGGTAGCAATTCTCGGTCTGTCTCCAACGGACGAGCGAAACCTCCAGCCTGGCCAGGGTGACCCGTTTGACAAAACAGAGCGCTATTTCAACTCGTAGACGCGCCGGCGCGCCGCCGGCCATGCCGGCCTATACCGTCGAGGAATGGCCGGTCGAGCGGATCAAATCGAACGTCCGCAACGCCAGGAAGCACCCGAAGAAGCAAATTGAGGATTTGCGCAGCTCCATGCGCAAGTTCGGCCAGGTATGGCCGCTCCTGGTGAAGGAGGACGGCACGCTGATTTCGGGACACGGTCGCCTGGAGGCCATGAAACACGAGGGGTTCGCCACGGCGCGCGTCATCGTCGCGAAGGGCTGGACCGAGGAGCAATGCCGGGCCTTCGCGGTCCTGGACAATAAGCTCGCACTGAATTCTGAGTGGGACGAGGATCTCCTGGGACAGGAGCTCGGGGACCTCACGCTCGCCGGCGTCAACCTGGACGATTTGGGATTTGACGAAAAGGAACTAGCCCGCCTGGTTCCCCTCACAGCGACCACAAACGCGCATGAGGACGGACCGCCGCGGCCGATGAAGTCGATCATCCAGTTCAATATCGTGTTTGACGACGAAGCTCAGCAAGCCGCTTGGTTCGCGTTTCTCAAGCGGCTGAAGATCATGCACCCGGACGAGGAGACGCTCGGCGCGCGCCTGGCGCTGTTCCTTGACGGCGCCGCCCGTGCCTAGGGTCAAGGTCTACATTGAGACGGACGTCCTGACGGAAGCGCGGGCCCGCATCCATCATATCTTCGACATTTTCGACACCGTCGTGGTCATGTTTTCCGGCGGCAAGGACAGCCTGGCCACGCTGCACCTGGTCCGCGAGGTCATGCAGGAGCGCGGCATCACCAAGCCGCTGGACGTCGTGTTCCGCGATGAAGAGCTCATTCCTGACGAAGTGATCAACTTCGTTGACGGCTATCGCCAGTTGCCGTGGATCAAGATGCTTTGGTTCACCGTGCCGCTGGCGTCGACCAAGTATGTGCTCGGGGTTTGCCGGTCCTATGTCCAATGGGACCCGGCGCGCGCCTGGGTGCGCGAGAAGCCGGCGTGGGGGATATCGCTCGAGCCTGGCGACGATCGGGTTTTCGATCAGTATTCGATGGACGGCTTCACCGCGCAGCATTACCGCGGGAAGATTGCCTTCCTCACCGGCGTGCGATCGAGTGAATCGTTAATTCGGTTCCGGTCTTGCGTTAACAAATTGAACGAGAACTACATCAACGGCGTGACGGACCCGCGAGCCTCGAACGTCAAGCTCTGCAAGCCGTTGTTTGATTGGGAAGAAAACGACATTTTCCGGTACTTCTTTGACCGGGACATTCGGTACTGCAAACTCTATGACCTGCAAATGTGGGCCGGCCAGAGCCTCCGGGTTTCAACGCCGCTGCACGCCGAATCCGCCAAGAAGTTCGACCTGATCAAAACGACCGTCCCGGATTTCTACCAGCGAGTGACCAAGGTCTTTCCGGAAATGCTGGCGCATGAGCGCTACTTCAAGGAATTGGACCGCGAGGCGCTTCAGCTGCAATACGGGCAGACTTACGAAGGCGTAAGGCTTTGGATTGACGAGAATATCACGGAGGACCGCCAATACGACATGGCGGTCAAGAAGTTCGAGCACGTCATGGTCCGCGCCATGAAAAACCCGGACCTCTATCCGCCGCGGTATTTGCTTTCAACCTTCATGGCGGGCAGCTTCAAACGAGAGATTCTCCCTCAGCAAAAGGCCAGGGCGTGAACGATCCGATTTCCGCGATTGAATGGCGCGACGCGGCGACGCTAAACGCCAACGATTACAACCCGAACGTCGTATTCACGCCGGAGCTCCGGCTTCTCGAACGGTCCTTGCTCCTCACGGGATGGGTGCAGCCGATCCTGATCACCAAGGACGGCACGATCATTGACGGCTTCCACCGCTCGCGCCTGGCGCTCGAGAGTGCGCCGCTACTGAAGCGCTACGCCGGCAAGGTTCCCTGCGCGGTACTGGATATCGCGCGCGACCAGGCCATGATCTTCACGATCCGCATGAACCGGGCCAAGGGCAGTCACGTCGCCGTGCGCATGTCCGAAATTGTTCGGGAGCTGATCGACGTTCACAAGTGCGATCCGCAGGAGGTCGCGATTGAAATTGGCGCGACCAAGGACGAGGTCGACCTTCTCTACCAGGACGGCGTGTTCAAGATGAAAAACATCAAGGACTATCGCTATTCGAAAGCCTGGTATCCGGCCGAGGTGGCCAAGGCGTGAGGTTCGACGATCAAAATCACCTGGCGGAATGGCGGGCGAACAAGACGTTCCCCCGGATCCACGACGCCATGGCGGCCGCGACCATCGCGAACATGACGGGCTCACGCGTGCTCGACCTTGGCTGTTCCTTCGGCCTGCTAGGCGCCCGCGTGTTCAAAGAAAACGGGCTCACGACGCACGCGGTAGGCATTGAGGCCGACGAGGCCGTGGTGCGCATGGCGGAAGTCGCCGGCGTGCCAGTGGATTTTTATGCGTTAACTGTTTCACGTGAAACATGCGACGCGGTGATCACCATCGTCGCGGAGAACCGAATTGACGTCGTGCTCGCGCGCCGCGTGTTTCCGGAGCTCTTCGGGGATGACCTGGAGTTCGGCCGCGAATTCGTCGCGCTTCTCGGGGGCGTTGGCGTGAAGGAGCTTTTCATTGAGGGGCGCGTGCCGACGCCGCGGGCGACCAATGCGCTTTCGTCGATCGACCAAGAAGTCGAGCTCGTCTCGGGCTACTTCAGGGAAGTGAAGCGTACCGGCGCTGTCAGCTACCAGCGTGTCTTTTGATCAATTTCGTCCAGAACCAGCCGGGCCGGAGTTTCACCTGGTACGAAGCCGACCATCGCCCTGGCGAAGAGGTCGGGCCCGTCAAGGTGCTCAGCTACAAAACGACCGAATTGACGGCTGAAATACGGCGCGAAGTGTCCGCCGGCGCGGATGGTTTCACGATATCGGTCCCAATGCGTGCGATTGCGGAAGCGGCAATGCACGATCATATGGCAAATGAAACAGAGGTGGAATTCATCCGTCTTGCCGGCGGCGAACGGGAGGCTGTAGTCCTCGGCATGAGCGTCAATGACACCCTTGTCCTGGCCGCATGCGCAGCATTTGGCCGGCCGCGCGAGACGGCCAGCCGCCCACTCGGCGCGCAGCCATGCCTGCGCTTTGTTTCGCAGTTCGCCAGAGAAGCCGTTGTATGCCTTCATCGTTTCACCGCCGGGTCGGCCAGCTTGTAGGCCAAGAGCTCGATCGCCCACTTGGGCGCCGGGTTTGAACTACTAGAGGTCGCCGGTTTTAGCCAGGCGTTGAGCGTGTGAATGCTCTGATAAAGCAGGTCCGCCGTCTGTTGGCGGGTCAAATGGTTGTCCACGATCATATTGCGGAGAATGTCCCGGTTTTGCTCGCGTTTGCCGTCCAGCATGATAATCTCCGCTTCGTGGTGTGAACCCTGGCGCCCTCGCGGGCCCGGGAAGAACCCGCTCCAGGCCGGCGGGACGCCAAGCCCGCCGGCCACTTTACGCAACCTTCTCGAGAACGATTGACGCCTGGGCTGTCAGGTGACGCAAGTCGCTTTCCATCCGGGTCAGGCTCCGGCGGATCAGCGCAATCTTTTCGGCCATCGTATTGGACCGGTCACGGGAGACCTTGGCGGCGATCACGCATTCGCCGTCGTCCCATCCGGCCGCAACCATGTGCACGACGCTTTCGATCTTACGCTCCATGCGGTTTAGGACGGCGCACTCTTCGTTGGTCGCCTTCACGGTCATGTCACCGAACAGGTCGGCGGCTTTCTCCGTGTCCAGCATCGCGTCGATCGCATTGTGCAGGGTGCGCCAGCCGACGATCAGGCCGCGGTTGATCTTCGTCAGGATTTGACGCTGCTCGGCCTCCGTCGGGAGCCTGGCAATCTCCGTCGCCTGTTGAAGGTCGATATTGCCGGTCTCGTAGAGCCGGAGAATCTCAGGCGCCAGGCCAAGAAGCCGGAGGCGCCATTCGATTTTGTACCGCGTCGCGCCCGTGGCGACGCTCAGCTCCTCAACCGTCATGCCCTGGTCGACCAGGCGGCGGAAGGCGCGGGCTTCCTCGAGCGGCTTCACGTCGGCGCGCTGGAGGTTTTCAACGATAGCCGTGACGTCCCGCTCGCGGTCGGTCATTTCCTTGACCTCGGCGTTGATCGCCGCGAAGCCAGGGACGCCCTGGTCGGTCAGAAGGCAGTGCGCGCGCCAACGGCGTTCACCGAAAACGATTTCATAACCGCCGGCGGGTCGCGGGCGGACAAGGATGGCCTGGCGGAGGCCTTCAGCCTTGATGGACGCCGCCAGCTCACGGATCAGGTCCGGGTCGAAGGTTTTGCGCGGTTGATCCGGATTCGGCCAGATGGTGGCAATAGGGAGCGCGTTCATTTCGCACCTTCCAGTTCGGCGCACACCTTGTCGTAAATTTTGGCAAAGGGGCTGGCCTCAAACGCGCCATCGTTGCCGTCGTCGTCCATGCGCTGAGCCTCTTCAAACAAAAGGGTTTTCAGCATTTCCAGTTCGTCTTTTGTAAACATTGGTTCCTCGCGGTTTGGGTCGCTCGCCAAAGCAACCGTTGGGTAGATACTACCCTATCCGTATTCCTGATCAAGCGTCTATTACGACAATCGCTACATTTACGTTGGTTCCCTGTTCCTTGAAGGCGCCGGGCTCGAGCGGGATGTAGGCGGTTGCGACCTGTTCGAACACGGCGCGCTGTCGTGGACCGTCCGCGCAGAGCGCCACAAGGCGTCCGCCAGGCTTCAGGAAGCCTTGGGCGTGGTTGATGTGGTCAACGTCCGCCCGGCCGGCAAATGGCGGGTTCATGATGATCCGGTCGAACATGCCAAGCTCGGCGCTCGTGCACTTCAGAAAGTCGGCCGTGTGCACGTCGTCAAATGAATTGCGCAGGCGATGCGCCAAGTCATAGTTCACTTCAACGAGGGTTGTCATGGCGCCGGCGGTGCGCGCGGCTTCAGCCAGGACGCCGGTGCCGGCTGAAGGTTCCAGGGTCCGGCGAGCTCCAGGCTCAAGCTCCAGCAATTTCACCATGCGCTCGGCCACAGCGGCCGGCGTGGGGAAGAGCTGAGGCGCCACGACTACTTTGACGCCCGTCTTGAGAGTGTCCTGCAGAGCCTTAAATTCGGCGTCCTGAGGCTGGTCCTCGCGCGGCCGTGGCGCCGCATACTCTGAAGGCATGACGCGCTCAGCGGCCGGCAGGGAAGGCCTGGCGGTAGGTTTGGGCGGTTCGACCACTTTCACGTCCGTCAGAAACACGTAGCCGGTCTTGTATCCGCCGGTCATGACGCGTCGCACGCGGTGCGCGCCCGTCGTTTCCGTCGCGGCGATCACCCGGAGGCATTTATAGTCCCGGTGTTTTTTGTCCCAATCGGCCTTCAGCATGGGTATGTAGTCCGCGCCGGGATAGTTGCAGATCGGCGGAAGCGCGGTCGCGGCCTTTACCTTGGCGGCGTCCTCGTCCGACGGCGCCTGGTAGTCCGCGATCTTTTCGACGCCATACTTCCAGTGCCGTTGCCAGGTCACGGCGCGCGGCGGTGTCGTCGTCACGGAGGTTATGACGCCGCCGGCCTTGTTCACCTTCAGGATCACGACCCAGGCGTTGTCGCAAAGGACGCGGCCGCCGACCTTGAGGTCAAAACGGTCCGCCATGGGGTTGGTCGACGCGTCCGCGCCGATTTGCTCGGCCAGCATGGCGCGCTCATAGACCAAGCGGTTGTCGTGGTGCTCAATCCAGCGCTGATGGTGCGCGATGGTCGCCGGGAGGCTCCTGAGGCGCTGTTCGCGCACTTCCGCCGGCGTCACCTTGCCGTCACGAAGCGCTGAATGCGTGGAATCGGCAATTGTGCCGTCTGAAAGCCGCACACTTGACCATTCCGCGTCCGCAAAACGCATCGCCGCGGCCAGTTGAGCCTCTTCGGGGAGGTTGTGAAGCCCGGTCCAGGCCGCCAAACGGCTCTCGAGCATGGCTATCGAGCGTTCAGTCTTGCGTTTGTCCGCCTCGATCGTCTTGATCCGGCGGTGCCTGACGGCCGGGAGCTCCTTGTATTTCGCGTGTTGAATGGCTCCAAGAGCCCTGGATTTCCAATAATTCGACGTTTTCCACATTTTTACGGCCTTTCTCATGCCGTTTTCGATGCGTTCGGCGTCTTTTCGCGCATGTTTCTCGGAATGGTGGCCTATCAGGATGGGCTGACCCAACGGGATGTGGTCGGCAATGCGGGAAACGCCGTCGCGCGCGCGCTCAGCATCCGCCAGGCGCTTGTCGCGGTATTCGTCAAAACGCTCGGCCCGCTCCTCGGCGCGATCCGTCAAACTCTTGTCTTCGTCCTCAATTTCGCCGGCCAGCTCGGTCAAAAGATCCTCGCGGAACGGCGTCCAGGCGGGAGCAACGAAAAGGTCCTGTTTCGGCGCCCAACGAAAGCCGGCGGCCTTCACCTTGGCGTAGGTTTCCGAATCCAGGCGGGATGTGGCGTAAAGCCGGAGCTTGTTGTCATCCGGGCTATAGGTAGCAGTGAAGTAGGTCATGTCAGTTCCCTTCGATTTGTTTCAGGATTGCCTCGGCGCGCTGAAGAGTTCGCACCAAGTCATTCGGCATGGCGCAAGTCAGGTGCACGCCCTCAACCTGGGCCCTGGCCAGCCATGGAACGGCGCGCTTCAGTATGGCCAACACTTCGTCCGCGCGTTCGCGCAGCCGTTCGCTCGCCAGAAACTTGTCCAGCTCGGCCGGCGGCCGCACGATCATGCAGAGGCTTCCGCACTCCGGGCATTGGCAACACGGGATTTCAATGACGTCGCCGGCGGTTAACCGCTCCTGGACGTCAGCAATAGGCTCGCCGGCGTCGGCGTCGCCCTTCCAGTCACATTCGGTGCAGGCCACGGGGCCGGCACTGTAAAAAAAGCAGCTAGACATTCGATTTCCTCGCGGTTGTGGCTCGCCAAGAGCCAGGGGTTTAGAACGGCACGTCATCGTCATTGAAAGCCGGTTTTGGCTGCGCGTCACAATTGCAGCCGACATTTTTAAGCTGGACCTCTGAGCAGAAGCATGTCGCGGCGTCTTTTTCGAGACGCGCCTCTTCGCCCGCAAGTGTGTGGATGCAGTCGCCGCCGTAAACCTGGGAGACCTCGCAAGTGCAGTGTCGCGCGCGTGGCGCGGCTTCGGGTTGTGGGAAAAGATCGGCTATCCTCGCGCCGTCGGCGGTTATCCGGACAACGCCGTCGCCGGCCACAGCGTAAAATGAACCGATTTCCGGGTTCTCACCCACGAGTTTCACGGCATATTTTTTTGCAGCGGCCAAGGCTTTGAAGCTCCGGCGGCCGCGGTATCCGTCAATGCTTTTGAAGTGGATCGTGATCACATCGGCCTCCTAAAGGTCGGCAATGAAAGTGTAGAGCTCGCCATTGGCGCTCGCCCGGACTTTGCCGGTTTTGACCAAGGCGCCCATGATCGCCTGAAATTGATCCAGGGTGCAGCCTTGCGCCATGAGCGCGGCATACATTGGACCGGCCGGCGCGCCTTGCGGTCCGGCGGCTTTGACGGCCTCCAGGACCACGGCGAGAACGGCGCGCATCGCGGCGGCCTTGCGGGCGGTAGTTTGTGCGCTCATTGAGCAGCTCCTTCGAATAGGGTTTCGATTGCGCGTAGCTGGAGGCTTTCGACGTACATGCCCCGGAAGTGGGCGTAGTAGACGGTCGCGCCGCTGCGCATAAGCATGCCGACGGCCGGATGCGCCGGCGTTTCGGGTTGTTTTGCGGTTTCCGCTTCAATGCGGTAGTTCATGGGTTCCTCGCGGTTTGTTGCGCGCCAACGCAACTTCAATATGGGTACGGTACACCCATCAGCATCATGAGCAACTTCTTTTTTGCTGGAAAACGCATCTAAATGGATCCCGTTACTGAATACGCCGAAGCGGTCACGCAAAAGCGAATTCTCGCCGGTCCTTATGTGCGCGCAGCATGCGAGAGACACCTCAAGGACCTGGTTGACGGTCCTGGACGCGGGCTTCTGTGGGACGTTTCTGCCGCTGAGCGCGCGATTGGCTTCTTCCGGGACGTCCTGACGGTCGAAATTGAGGCAAAGGACGAGTTCAACCAGGTTGTGAGCCAGGTGATCCCGTTCATTTTGCAGCCATGGCAGGCGTTTATCGTCGGTTCGCTCTTCGGCTGGAAGAATTCACTCGGCTTTCGACGCTTCCGACGCGCCTTCGTTGAGGTCGCGAAGGGCTCAGGCAAGTCACCGATGGCCGCCGGTATCGGCCATTACATGCTTTCGGGACTACGTAAGTATCGCGCGGAGGTCTATTCAGCGGCTTCAGGGCTCGATCAGGCCCGCATTTTGTTCCGCGACGCCGTCTCCATGTACGAACGGAGCCCGGCGCTGCATCGGCGCCTCACGGCGCACGGCGAAAAGATGGTCGGGGAGCTCAGCAACGCTCTCGGCGGCTTTTTCAAACCGATATCGGCGGAAAAGAAGGGCAAAAGCGGTCCGCGACCCTATTGCGTGCTGATCGACGAGGTTCACGAGCATCCGGACAACACGATCATTGAAATGATGCGCGCCGGCACGAAGGGCAACCAGGAAGCGCTCATTTTCGAAATCACGAACTCCGGCTTCGACAAGAAAACCGTTTGCGGCCAGGAGCATGACTACACGGTCGAGGTTGTGACCGGCGAGACACCGAATGACGCCTGGTTCGGCTATATCGCCTCCCTGGACGAGGGTGACGAGCCTTTCGATGACGAAACATGCTGGATCAAGGCAAATCCGAACATCGGAGTGTCAATTCAGCTTCCGTACATCCGCGAACAGGTCGAGGAAGCCAAGGGTATGCCTTCGAAAGAAGGGCTCACCCGCCGATTGAACTTCTGCCAGTGGACGGAGAGCGAGAGCTCTGCAATCCCGAAGCGGCTTTGGATCGCCGCGGAGCGAAAGCTGGACCCGGACGAGCTCAGCGCCAAGGGTTACGAGTGCTTCGGCGGCCTTGACCTGTCCCGCACGCGGGACTTGACCGCGTTCACGCTGACCTGGGTGTTGGATTGGACGATCGACAAGTGGAAATTCGCTTCAAAAACATGGTTCTGGACGCCGGCTGACACGCTCCGGGAACGCGCCAAAAATGACCGCGCGCCCTATGAGCTTTGGGTGAGCAAGGGCTTCATGGAAGCCGTGCCAGGCAAGCGCATTTCATATCCCTGGGTCGCTGACGCGCTCGCGGATCTCAACGCGCGCTATGCACCGATGAAAATCGGCGCCGACCAATACGGCCTGGAGCAGCTGACCGACCATTTGGATCAAGCCGGCATCGTTTTGCCGTGCATGGTGCATCCGCAGGGCTTCAACCGTCGCGTGATCGGCAAGCGCGAGGACGAAGAGGCGGCAGAGGAAGCCGGCGCGAACGAAATCGCGCTCTGGATGCCTGACTCGATCAACAAGACTGAAGCCGCGCTTCTCGAGGGCCGGATTGAGGTCGACACGAACCCTGTCATGGCGATGTGCGCCGGCGGCGTGGTCTACGCCGAAAATCGCACCGGCCATCGCATGTTCGATAAGCAGAAGGCGACGCGACGTATCGACGGCATGGTTTCCCTGGCCATGAGCATCGGCGTTGCGACGATCCCTGGCGGGTCGGGCGGCTCTGTTTACGAAGAGCGGGGTTTGCTGGTCCTGTAACGAAGCGGAGACACGATGGCCGAAGAACGCACGCTACTCGGCCGCGTGAGAGACGCCGTGACGGCGTTCATGCGCACCGGCAGTGACGAGAGTTTCATCGGCGGAGGCCTTTACTCCTCGCCTTCCGCGACGGGCATTTCGATCAACCAGCAAACGGCCATGCAGGCGACGGCCGTCATGTCATGCGTGTCGGTGCTTTCTGAGGATATTTCGAAGCTCACGCCGCAAATCTTGCGCCGCGTGGATATGTTCGGGCATGTGAAAGGCGGCCGCGAGGTCGCGGACACGCATGTCCTCTACAATTTGCTCTGGAAGCCGAATGACTGGCAGACGTGGCCGGAATTCTGCCGCCAGATGGTCACGTTCTATCTCCTGCGCGGCAATGCGCATGCGGTGATCGTCCGGAATAACCGCGGCGATCCGATCATGCTCGTTCCGGTCAATCCGGATCGCTGTCGCCTATGGGAATCGCCGGACGGCTCGCTCTTCTGGATGGTGACGCGCGCCGGCCTTCACGAGCTCGCAGTGTTGCGCGGCTTGCCCTTGCTGATCCCGTACCGCGACGTCTTTCACTTGAAGGACCTCAGCGCGAACGGATTGGTGGGACAATCCCGCATCGCCCTGGCGCGCGAGGCGATCGCGCTCTCGCTCGGCCAGGAACAGCAATATGCAAAGATCCTCGGTAACGGCGCGCGGCCGTCAGGCGTCCTCACAACGGACAAGACGCTCACGAAGGACGCCGCGGACCGGCTGAAGCAGAATTGGGACATGGTTCATTCCGGATTGCTCAACAGCGGCAAGACGGCGGTGCTCGAGCAAGGCCTGAAATGGCAGTCGATCACCATGACCTTCGCGGATATGCAGTTCCTCGCGGCGCGCCAATTCCAGGTCGTTGAGATTTGCCGGCTGTTCCGCGTCCCGCCGCACATGATCGGGGACCTGACGAAGGGCACGTTCAACAATATCGTGCAGCAATCCCAGGAATATCGGAACAACACGCTCACGAGCCACAGCGATATTTGGGAAAAGCGTCTCGATTGGCAGTTCGACCTCCGCCGCCAAAACCTCTTCGTCGACTTTGACGAGTCTTCGCTCCTCAAGGCTGACATCACGGCGCGTTACGGTGTGTGGCGCATCGGTAAGACGTCCGGAATCCTATCGACGAACGAAGTGCGCATGTCCGAAGGCCTCAACCCGGTCGAGGACGGCGACGAAATCATGCAGCCATTGAACATGGCGCCGCTTGGCAGTGACCAATCCGGCGCCGGCGGCGAAGGCGGACCCGGGGACCCGGCCGCTGATCCGACGTCCGACCCGCAATCGGGCCCCGGCGACGATCCCGACGGCGCGCCCACAGTCTAGGAGACAAGCATGAAGCTGATCAGCACGGCGAAGGAGCTCGATAGCTCGGCTCCCGGCGAGTCGATGCTCATGCGCGCGAGCGCGAGCACGCCGGAGGTGTCTGGCGACAGCCGCAAGATCAGCTACATTTTCAGTGATGACAGCGTTGCGCGCGATGGTCACACGATCGCGTCAAACGGCTGGAGCTTGGGACCGTTCCTGAAAAATCCGGTCTTTCTGTTCGCGCATGATGGCAACCAACCGCCCGTCGGCCGCGTGACCTCGATCGCAACCGTCGGCGGGAAGCTGCGCGGCACGGTCGAATACATGGAGAAGGACGTCTACCCGTTCGCGGACACGATCTTTCAGATGGTCAAGCGCGGCTTTCTCAATGCGGTCTCCGTCTCGTGGCTCCCGCTCGAATGGAAATATTCGACCGACAAGACGCGCATGAACGGTATCGACTTCCTGAAGCAGGAATTGCTCGAGGTTTCCCAGGTTCCCGTGCCGGCGCTGTCCACCGCGATCGTCGAAGCGCGCGCGCACGGCATTGACACCGGACCATTCGTCGAATGGGCGGAGAAAACTCTTGATGGCGGATCCATGGTCATGGTCCCGCGGTCGCAACTGGAAGCCATGCGGAGAAACGCAAAAATGCCTGCACCTTCAAAGCCTCAGACGGCCGCGTTGACTTCTAAGTCAACCGTCCGCGGCCTCTATTCGGTCGGCACACTGGCGAGCCTCATTTCCTATCTCATGAGCGTCCAGGCGGACGTCGAATGGGAAGCGGACGTTGAGGAGGATGGATCGACGATCCCCGATCGTCTCCTGGCGGCCGCCAAGGAGCTTGGCCAAATTCTGGTCGACATGACCGTTGAAGAGGTGACGGAGCTTTTTGCCGGCACTGAAGATGATGGCGGTGACGTCGATTTTGTCGAGGCGCTCGAGGCGGCGGCCAAGTCGCCCGCGCAGCGCATGCTGATCAAGCTCGGCGTGATCGGCCGCAAGATGCAGGAAGCCGTTGAGGTCCCTGATCCCAAGTCCACGCTCACTCTGACGATCGACACATCCGCGATCCGCAAGGCCTTGGACGATTTCAAGGCAGAGCTCGACGAGCTCAAGAAGGGGCGCGCCGCGCTCGCACCGGCGCAGAGCCAAGCCGAAAAAGCGGCTGAAGCCGTGCGCCTGGCTGAGGAAGCCAAGCGCGCCGCGGCGGTCGACGACGAGGCCAAAGCCAAGGCAACGCGCATTCGCCGCGCCCGCGCTCGCGTTCTCAAGAAGTAATTCCCGGCGGAAATCCGCCGCCCGAGAATCCCTCTCCTTCTGGCGAGGGCCCCTGGACGCTTCGGCGTCCTTTTTCATGCGCTATAGGGAGACCCATTCATGCGCACTTTGATCGAACTTCGCCAGGCACGAGCCGCGGCGATTGATGAACTACCGAACCTGGCCGAAGACGGTGCCAAGTTCGACGCGAAGGAAGCCGAAATTGTTGACCTCGAGGCGCAAATCGAGCGCGCTGAAAAGGCTGAAAAGCGTTCGGCATCGCTCGCCCGCCCGGTTCAGCCGGCAGAGGGTGACGTCGAGGAGCTGATCGACACCTCCGCGGAGCGCGCCGTCTCGCTCATGCACGCCCGTGACGTGACGTCGCCGGGCATGCGCACGTTCGAATCCTACCTTCGTCGCAGCCGCGCAGAGCTCGGCTTCAAGAAGGCGGACCAGAAGTACGGCAATCTTGGCGAACAGCTGCAGGACGTTTTCCGGCACTATGCGTCCAAGGGCTCCGTCACGGATCCTCGTCTCGTCCGCGCCCCGACCGGCGCAGGCGAAGTCGATCCGACCGGCGGCGGATTCCTCGTCCAAACCGATTTCGCGAATACCATTTTCATGCTCGCGCATGACATGGGCGAAATCATGGGCCGCGTGAACAAGATCCCGATCAGCGCCAATGCGAACGGGCTCAAAATTCCGGGCGTCGACGAATCGTCCCGTGCGACCGGTTCCCGTTGGGGCGGCGTGCAATCGAACTGGCAGGCTGAAGGCGTTGCCGGTACGGAGTCGCGTCCGAAGTTCCGCATGGTCGAGTTCGACCTGAAAAAGCTCATTTCCAAAATGACCGTCACCGATGAACTGCTTCAGGACAGCACTGCCCTGACGTCGATCGCCGGCCAGGCGTTCTCCGAGGAAGTGATGTTCATGGTCGAGGACGCCGTTTGGGAAGGCTCCGGCGCGGGTCAGCCGCTCGGCATCCTGAACGCCGCGGCCCTGGTCACACAGGCCAAGGAAACCGGTCAGGCGGCCGCGACGGTCACCTACAATAACATCACGGCGATGTTCTCCCGCTTGTGGGCGCGTTCGCGTTCAAACGCGGTGTGGCTGATCAACCAGGACGCAGAGGCGCAATTGCTCGGCCTCTCCATCCCTGTCGGCACCGGCGGACTTCCCGTCTTCCTGCCGCCTGGCGGAGCGTCGGGCGCGCCGTATGCGACCTTGCTCGGCCGCCCGGTGATCGCGACGGAATACAATGCCGCGATGGGAACGTCCGGCGATATCGCGCTGGTCGACCTCAGCCAGTACACGCTGGTCGACAAGGGCGGCGTCAACTTCGCCACCTCCATGCACATCGCCTTCGACACGGACGAAATGCGCTTCCGCATCACGTACCGCGTCGACGGACGTCCGATGTGGCACTCCGCGATCACGCCCTTCAAGGGAACGAACACGCGTTCGCCCTTCATCGTGCTCGCCAATCGCTAAACGAATTCGGCTCCATGAGCCGGGTTTGAGTGAAACGGGCGAGGTCCCCCACCTCGCCCGTCTTTCCCTCTTTCGCCGCATTGGGGGACGGCAAAAAGGAGCAGGCCCATGGCCCGCCAGTTCAGCCTTCCGTATCAGCTTCCGTCCGACGAACTTCTCAACCCCGCAACCGACGCCGCTGGCCGTACGTCGACCTACGTTTCGCTGAAAACCATGCTCAAGGCGTGGATTATCGCGAAGGTCGCGCAGGGCAACGCCGCCACCGTTCTGTTCTCGCCGCTTCAGGCGAAGGACACGTCGGGAACGTCGTCCAAAGCCATCGCAGCGGTTCCGATTTGGGCGAACCAGGACACGTCCGGCGCGGACGGCAATACCGCTCAGACCGCCGCCGCGACGTTCACGACCTCTGCCGCGCTCAAGAACAAGCGCGTCATTTTCGAAATCCAGCCCGAGACGGCGCTGGACGTAGCGAATGGGTTCAACCACATCGGCATCTCGACCGGCGCCAGCAACGCCGCGAACATCACGACCGCAGATATCTTCTATCTGCCGGCATACGCGCAGGCGTCACCGCCGACCATTCGCGTCTAAAGCCTACCGGGCGGCGCGCCGGCGAACGCTGGCGCGCCTCTCTCCCAATCCGCAACTTTTGCGGCGTCCGCCCGGACGCCGGATAGGAGACTTCTATGCCTCTCAATTCTCGCGGCCAGTACAAGGCCGGCGCACATACTGAATTCGACACACTCACCGGCGAGACGTTGCTCGCCAACAATCCAATCCTTTTCGAGGACGAGTTTATCGGCGCGTCGCACGTCGCCACGCTCCCGACAACCGCCACGCTAGGCTACCCGTGGATCAAGAAAATCGTCGGCGCCGGTCCGCCGACTGTCGCCGCAGTCTCGAACGCCGCCGGCGGACAGATTTCGCTCGCCCTTGCCGCGAACTCCGAAAAGGAAGACGGCGCGTTCTACATGGGCGACAACCTTTCGCTCGATATTACGAAAGGCTTGATTTGGGAAAGCCGCATCAAGCTGTCCGTGCTTCCGAGCGTCGCGGCCGTTCAGATGGTCATGGGCGTCCAGTCCGCATGGATCGACGGCCCTGACAACGCGTCGTTCTATCTTGGCTTCGGGTTCCTCGGAAACGGCAAGCTAATCTTGCGGTCGAACGACGGAACGACGGTCAACGCCATCGATGCAAGTTCCGTCGTCCCGGCGTTCCTGACGACGGACTGGCACATTCTCAAGTTCGACGCGACGGACGTGACGAACGTCCGGTTCTCTGTGGACGGGAATGAAATCAGCGGTCTCGCAAACGTCGCGTTCGCGGCGACCGGGGCGAGCGCGATCGTGCAGGCCTACCAGTCCGTCTACAAGGCGAGCGGCACCGGCGTCGGCACCTTGCTCGTGGACAATGTTCAGGTCCGGGCGAATCGCGCATAAGATTGACGCGCGCGGCTCGCGTCGCGCGCGTCGCCCCTTTCTCAGGAGAACCCCATGTCCGACGAAACACCACCCCTTGTCTATTCCGGTCCGGCGCTCGGCGATGCCGTCAAGCATATGGGCCAGGACCGCACTGTGAACGCCACGCGCGCCACTGGCGAAGGCAGTTTTGTTTCGTTCGACGGCGGGTTCAATTACGTTCCGGTGTCCGACCTCGACGCGCAGGAGATCCCGGCCGACGAGACTCTGCCCGAAGAGTCGCCTCCCGCCGAATAAGCGGTGCCGCTCCCGAAATTCTGACAAGGGGTCATCATGACCACTCCCACAGTCACGCCCGTCACAATCTCAAACGGGACGGCGCTCTCGCCGGCAATCCCGCTCGCGCCGCGTCACCTCACCGGGATTGCGGTCCCGTCGACGTGGAACGCCGCGAACCTCTCGCTCCAGGCGTCTTACGACGGGACGAACTTTTTTGAGTTCTGCGACAAGGCAGGGCTCTACGCGATCGTCGTGCCGGCCGTCGCTGGCTATGTGATCGGGCTGGACCCGGCAGTGTTCCGCGGCGTCGTCATGATCAAAATTCGGTCGGGCACGCTCGCCTCTCCCGTCAACCAAACAGGTGACCAAATCCTCCAGGTCATCACGACACCCCTCACTTAACCTCACAGGAGCCATCCATGGCGAAGTATGCCGCGAAGTTTTCGCAGACCACGAACACGACCACGTTCAAGACCGCCGGGCACGTCCGCGCGCCAGCCGCGTCCATGCGTCGTATCAAGTTTTACGACCTGCTCGTCGGCGCCGGCGGAGCGCCTGCCGATAACGTCCTCGAGTTCAATGCCATCCGCACAACCGCGAACGGCACGGACACGTCCGTCACGCCGACGCCGCTCGATCCGGCGGACGCGGCTTGCGTCGCGACGTTCGGTTCGAACGCGACCGTCGAGTCCGCCTCGTTCACGGCCGGCACGGACCTCATCGACGAGTTCCTCAACCAGCGCGCCTCTTATCGGTGGGTCGCGAACCCCGGTTCCGAAATCGTGATCCCGGCGACGGCGAACAACGGCCTAGCCATTCGCGCCCTGTCGCCGGCCTATACGGGCTCCTTCGGCGGTTCCTGCCTGTTCGAGGAACAGTAAAGCGTGCGCAAAGCGGGCTTCACGATTTATGGCTTTGGGCTGGAAGGCACGCGCGACGACAGCGTGCGCGAAGGCTTCGTTTGCAAGCATTGCCAGAAAAACGTCGTGGTCCCGTACAAGGCATCGCCCACCGAACTTGGCGGGCGGTGCCACACTTGCGACGGTCTTATCTGTCCGAATTGCGTTCGGAAACTCGACCGCGGCGAACTTTGCGAAACGTGGGAAAAAGCCATGGAGCGCATGGAAGCCCGCGAAGCCGCGCGCCGATCCTACGGCCTATAGAGGTGACCCATGGCCGTCACCGTCACGTCGCAAACCTCAACGCCGGGGAACGCGCGAGCCTCTGACGGGGCTATAGAAGTCGTCGAGACGTTTGTTCTCAGCAATGGCCGCACCATTCGAAGCGGTTATCTCGCGGACAAAGCGACGGACCAGGCTGCGCACCTCGCCGCGGCGGCGACGCAACTGCTCGCGGACCTCTCGTCGAACGAAGTTAGCGACAACATTTCGGCGGTTCTGTCGCTCGGATCGCTGGCAACGCCGGCCTTCGTTTACTCGATCGTGGCGGACAATGTCGTGGCGCTGCGCGCGGCCTATGCCGTGGCCACGCAATTGCAGGCCGTCATGATTGGCGACTTTCTGAGCACGCTCACGAATTTGCAGCTTCAGAACGCTTTCGGATTGACCGCAGGACAAGTGACGACGCTGCGCACGAACAAATTGACGCCGGCGGCGACTATCGCGGCGAACATTAGAGCGGCGGCCGGACAATGACGGCGCAATATGTCTCGAGCGCGAGCCGAAACGCCGTAGCGCAGTGGGCGGCCGGCCATACCTACGGCGCGGGCTCGATTGTGCGCCAACTGGCGGCGCCGGCGGTCGGCAGCGAGCGATGCTTTCGAACCGCGCTTGGCGGCGTGTCCGCTGGCGCGGAGCCGGCTTGGGTTCTGACGGCCGGCAGCGCATCGCCGGTGGACAATACGATCACAGACTGGACCGAGGTCACAGGAAACCCGACCTACAATTGGAGCGCGCCACACGCGCGTATTGCGAACGCGCAAGCCGCCGGATGGGCTGCCGCTGGCGACAAGATTTACGTCGGAAACGATCACGCCTATTCGGTTGCCGCGTCATACCCAATGACGAACATCGGAACCGACGCATCGCCTTCGATCATCCTTTGCGTCAAGACTGTAGCGAACGGCGGTTCTGTCCCGCCCGTCGAATCCGACATCACAACCGGCGCATCCGAAACAGCAACCGGCGCGGCAACGCTCACACTAGGCGCGACGCAAACCGGCATCACCTACATCAACGGAATTCTGTTCCAGTCCGGAAACGGCGCGACGGCGAACTCATTGGGCGTCGCCGGCCAATATATCCGCATGGACAACTGCACGCTGAAACTGGGCGGAACGACCAGCGGAAATATGACGTTCACGTCGGCCAATGCGAACGGCGTGTTCGAGAGCTACAACACGACGTTTAACTTCTCCGGAGCGGTCGGCTCTTCGATTGTTCCGCAGGGCATTTTGATGCGGCTGTTCGGCGGCGCACTCGCCGGAACCGCAATCCCGACGACACTTTTCGGCGCCGGCGGATTGACGCCGGGACGCGCGCAAATCGAAGTCTATGGCATGGACTTGAGCGCCGCTGGCTCTGGCAAGACGATTTTCGGCGCGTTCACGGAAACGGTCCGCGCCCTGTTCAAAAACTGCAAACTCGGCGCATCGGTCACGCTCGGCACACAGCAAACCAAATTCCACGGTTCGCGCGTTGTGTTCGACGGATGCGACGTTTCCGGGTCGAACTCGCCGGCGCGCCAATTCGTCAACGACTATTTCGGCACGCTCACCACGGAACTGACGAACGTCCGTAGCGGCGGCGCAAGCGACGGGACGACGAACTACGCCTGGAAAATCCAGACGACGGCGAACACTGAGCCCTTCTTTGGCGCGTTCGAAACAATTCCGATTGCCAAGCAGAATGTGATCGCCGGCGCGTTCTCGAACGCATCCATGACGGCGACGGTCGAAATCCTGTTCGACGCGTCGGTCGACACGGGCTCTTACACAAACGCGGATATCTGGCTGGAGGCCGAATATCTCAGCAACTCCGGAACGCCTCAGACGGTCACGGTAAGCGGCGGCCTTGCGACGGTCCTCGGAACCGGCTCGGCGCTAACCGCGTCAAGCGCAACGTGGACGACAACGGGCATGACGACGCCAACGACCAAGAAACTTCAGGTCACTTTCACCCCGGCCATGAATGGAATTATCAAATTCACGGTCAAGGTCGCGGCGGCCAGCCTCACGACTCTTCGCGTTGATCCGAAGGTCGTCCTGGCGTGACGGATAAACAGTACGTCGTCAGTAGTTTCCCGACGTCGATAATCGTCGACGAGACCGGGACGACGCAGGAAGGCGTCGGCGGAATAAACGTCGATCAAAACGGCGGAACGACGTCGAGCGCGCCGTCCTTCGATTGGTTCCAGCCGCTTTCGCGCCGGGTCATCGCCGCCGCGGTGTCTCTGGCGGTCACGGCCTCGGTCGGCCCGGTATTGGTCCCGCCGCCGGCCATGGGTTGGTTCGCGCCGCTTTCGCGTCCGGTCCTGCCGGCGCTGAAGTCCTCGGCGCAAGGGTTGACGGTTGCGCCTATTGCACCCGTCGTCTCGTCCGAAGTCGTCACAGTCGACAAGTGGTTTCGCCCGCTCGCCGAGCCGGCGCGGACGCTGGCCGGCCTGCCGTCGTCCTTGCGGCCATATTTTACGGTCGACCCTTCAGGCCTCACCCGCCCGGAGGTCACTACCCCGGACAAGTGGTTCCGCGCGCTATCGGAACCGGCGCGTCCGGCCCCATGGCTGGCTTCAGCGGCGCAGACGTCAACGGTCGGACCGATCCTGCCGCCGGCCGCCGCGGAAGTGGTCACGGTAGATAAATGGTTCCGTGCTCTTTCTGAGCCCTTGCGCCTGGCCGCGGCGCCGCGATCACCTTCCGCATCGTTTGGGCCGACCTTCGTTCCGCCACTGCCAATGGACTGGCATGTGGCGCTTTCGCTTCCAGTGCCGCGCGTCGTCGTCAGGAATTTGTCTGACGCGTGGTTCGGTCCGGCGACGCTCATCTCATCCAGCGAGGTTGTGACCCTCGATAAATGGTTTAGGCCGCTATCGGAGCCTCTGAGGATCCAGGCGACCAGGACTCTTGGATCGCCGCGCGCCCTATGGGTTCCGACCTTCGTTCCGCCGCCGTCGTTTGGATGGTTTGCCGCGCTTTCACAGCCGGTTCTGCCTCCGCCGGTTCCGCAGAAGCAGTCATTCTTCGCCACGCTCCGCACCTTGGTCGCGGAGGTCGTGACGGTCGACAAATGGTTTGCACCCCTATCGCTTCCCGTCAGGCCGCTTCCACGGCTATCGGCGGCGGCCGTGCAATCCATGATCCAGCTCGTGCCGAGCTCGGTCGCGAAGGCGCTGTTGAGCGTCCCGCGGCTCCTGGGTACGGCACCGACGACAAACCTTTCGGCCACGAAGCCGCCAGTGAATTTGTCCGCGACGAAGCCGGCCGTGACCCTGGCGGCAACTGAGCCGACGGTCACACTGAGCGGAACGAAGCCGACGACAAACCTTAGCGGGGAAGTGGATCAATGACCGCCTACTCGCAAGATTTCACGATCTACGCCGGCCGCGCATCCGCGCCGGTCTTCACGATCACGGACGGCGCCGGCAATGCGCTTGACGTCTCGGGCATGGCCGAAATTGAGTGGATCATGTACCGCGACGTATCGCTGACGGCGGTGATCACCAAGAAGAAGTCCCTGGGTGGATTGAGCTTCGTGAATACCGGGGTCGACGGATTGGTCCGCCTCAACCTGGCGAACGCTGATAGCACCGGAACTGACGGCTGGTATTTCCACGGCGTGCAGCTGACGGACGCGACCGGCGCGGCGAACAAGACGATTGTCGAACAGGGCCGCGTCGCGGTCCTCCAAGCGGGGCCGATGTAAATGGGCCAGAACTACGTCATCACCACAGTGATCACGCCGCCGGTTTCGACGGACTTGACGTCGCTGATCAACGTCAAGGGCGACCTGGTTCTCAATGGCGCAACGCCGCAGGACGATATCTACCTCAAGCGCCTGATCAAACAGGCCTCGGGCGCGATCGTGCAATTCTGCAATCGGCAGTTTGCGCAGGCGACATATCAGGACCTTGTGCGGCCGCAACACATGAACCGGCCGGCGTTCATTCCGAACCGGAAGGGCTATTACATTCCCGCGCGCACGCCGCTGACGGCCGTGACGAGCGTGACTGAGGATGGAACTCTTCTTGTCGTCGGGACGGATTATGAGGTCGACCTGGACAGCAACGCGATCTATCGCCTGGACGAAAACGGGTATCAAACCGATTGGCACGGCAAGCCGCTGATCATCGTCTACACAGCCGGCTTCACATTGCCGCCGGTCGACAATTGCACGCTTCCCGCCGACGTTGAGGAAGCCTGCCTTCGAATGATCAAGGCGCGCTGGATCAGCCGTGACCGCGATCCATTCCTGAAGAGTGAGGACATCGCCGGAATCGGGCGCGAGGAATACGGGATGGGAGCTCAGGGCAACGGCAATATCACGCCGGATATCGAGGACCTCCTCGAAAACTATCGCGATATCGTTCTCGCGTGACGCTCGCATATTCGAAGTGGCGGACCGCTCTCGACGCGCGGTTGCGCAAGACTGGCCAAACTGTCGTGATCACCAGGGCGACCGGCGGCGGCAATTCTATTTCATGCACCTTCAAGGGCTTCGTCCGCACGAACATCCCGGCCGACAATGTGCAGGGGTTGACGGTCACGCCGCCAACACCGCCGCAAGCCTCAGACACGAGGATCATCCTATCCGGCACGGAGCTTGACGCGGCCGGCTGGCCTCTGACGGACGGGCTTCCGCTTCCCAATCGAACGGATGCGATCGTGGTCGCCGGCAATAAGCGCTTCGTGGCTCTGGTCACACCGATATTGGTGGACGACGTGCTCGCGCGGATCGAAATCACCGTTCGAGGATAGCCATGGATGATTTTGGCGTATTCGTCGCGGGCGACCGCGAGGTAGCACTGCGCTTCGACGAATTCCCGAAGAAGCTGCACGACGTTCTGCTCACCAAGATCACGTCACTGGCCGGCAAGCTCGAGGAACGCGTTCTATTTTTCATCCCGCGCGGCAAGACGGAAAGCCGTCGGCGCCTGGCAAGCTTCGTTAAGAAGGAAGTTTTTGACGACAAGGGCGTGAAGATCGTCGGCCGCGTCACGTTCTCGGGCGACTATGAGAAAGCCGGCGCCGTCGAATGGGGCGTTCACAGCTCGTTTTCTCAGAAACTTCACGACGAGAGTCGCTCCACGGTTTTTGGTCGGCGCATCTCTGCACCGATCGACGTCGTGATCAAACGCCATACGCGAACCGTGAATATCGCACCGGCACACATGCTCGTGCGCGCCGAAGGTTCGATTGCAGGCGACGCTGAGCAAGAGCTCCGCCAAGCCGTCGACCAGGCGACCGCTGAAGGTGATCAATGAACGACGATTTCGAGACAGTGCTGAATAATTTGCTCACCAATCTCCAGGGCAAGCTCAGCGGAACGATCCCGAATATCAGCCGGCGCGCGCAGCATTGGACCGAGGTCAAGACGCAACCGGCGCTCCAAATTCGACACATTGGCCAGGACGACGAGTGGCACAACGCGGCCTTCAACGTCACGGAGCTCGAGCTCGATCTTTTCCTTTATGTGCCGGCGGACACGGATCCGAACTTGCCGCCTGACACGACATTGAACGCGCGCATGAAGGAAGTGCGCCAGGCGTTCGCCTGGGACGATCCGAATACCAAGCAATTCACGATCGGTCGAACGGTCAATTGGTGCCGCATCGCTGGCCGAACGGACAAGGACGACGGAGCAACTGACGGCCAGGGTAAGGCGGCGATGACCGTCAAAATTACTCTGCCGTAATTTTCAACCAAACCCGCGAGCGCGGGCTAATCACGAGAGGAATGGACTACCATGGCGAATACGAACATTGCGCCTCAGGGTGTTTTTGGCCCCGGCATCCTATGGGTGACGCGCACGGACGCCGGCGATCTTTCGCCGGTCAACGTCGGCTACTGCAACGAATTCTCGACGGACTTGTCCTTTGAGAACAAGGAGCTCTACGGTCAGAACCAGCTGCCCCTCCTCGTCGCGCGCGGCACGGCAAAGGCGACCGGTAAGGTCAAGGCCGCGGCACTCTCCGGCAAGGCGCTGAACGCTTTGGTTCTCGGTGGAACGTGGACCGCCGGCACGCAATACGACACATACACGTCGCTTGCGAAGCTGATCCCGGCCACGCCGTTCACCATCACGGCGTCGACCACTGAAACCGCGACCACGATGCTGATCCCGAACACGGGATCGTTTAATCTGGACCTCGGCGTCGTGAACGCGGCGACGGGCCAGGTCTTCACTGTGATCCCATCCGGCACGCCAGTCGCCGGCCAATACAAGGTGACGGCCGGCGCCTATGTGTTCGCCTCAGCCGACAACGTGTCCGCGATTTCGGTGTATATCTCGTTCGCCTACACCTATACTTCGGCGGCGGGGCAATCTCAAACCTTTGCGAACCCGATCATCGGCTCCACGCCGACGTTCCAGCTGGACTATAAGTCGATCCTATATGGTTCGACCTATTACCTGCGCATTTTCAACGCGATCTGTACCAAGTGGACGATGGGCCACAAGATTACAGACTTCGCGATGCCCGAATATGACTTCGGGTTTTTCCAGAACGCCTCTGGTAACGTCTTCACGCTGTCGGTCGGCTCGCAGGGCTAATTCTGCTAGAGATTTGGGGCTCGGCGATTCGCGTCGGGCTCCAAACCTCATGGGATATCAATGGCTCAGCGCATTATCGAAATTTTGCTCGAGGGGAAGCCGTACAAATTCACGGTCCCGCTCACACTCGGCCAGCTCGAGGATCTTCAGGTTGGCGTCTCCCTGGCGGAGGACCCTGATCCCCAGGTCGAAGCGCGGCGCTCTCAGCAACGCGTGCGCAGTGTGATCCTAGCCGCGGCCGCACCGGAAAACCCGACGTTGACGGATGACAGCCTGAAGGCCATGCGCCTCGAGGATGGCGAACTCATGGCCGCGTTCGATACGATCCTGTCCGTAACCGGCATGAAGAAGCCAAAACCGGGGGAAGCACCGGCGGGCGCGGCGTAGTTTGGTCGAAAATCATCGCGCGGCTTTGCACGGCACTTAAAAAACTGCCGGACGAAGTTCGCACGATGACGCTCCCGCAGGCCACCGACCTCTTCGAATATTGGGAGACTAATCCTCCCGAGCCGGAGCTGCTCGCCATCCTGGCTGTCGCGCAAACAACCTGGCGTCCGGAGACCGGTCCAAAGACGCCGCAGGAGCATCTGGCTCAGCTCGAGGCTCTATGGAAGTCCGGCGGCGCCATGAGTCCGATGGACATGGCCGCCATGCGCGGGCTCACCCCGATTAAGGGGAAGCCGACCCAAGCTGACCTCGGCGGCGGCATTGGCGACTTTCCGGGGATGTAAAAATGCCTTCAAATATCGACGTCAAAATCACAGCGGACGTCGTCTCCGTCCAGGCCAACCTCGGAATTGCTCAACAGCAATTGCGCGAGACCCAAAAGGCCTTCCGCGACCTCGCGGCCCAAGCTGCTCAGAGCGGCATGGCGGACCAGTTTCGTCCCCAACTTCTCCAAGCCTCGGAAGCTATGCTCCAGGCTCAGTCCCGCGTCCAAGGGTTGAAAACTGACCTGAAGGAAATGCAGGGCTTCTCGTTCAAAGGCCTGGCCGAGTCCGCCGGCGTCTTGAGCGATGCGCTGGCGCAAGTCGGCATTGCCGTCGGCATCGGCGCCATCATTGGCTTTGGGAAGGAAGCGCTCAACACTGCGGCGGACGTCGAACACGAGTCCGAAGTTCTCGGCCTCACCTCCACTGCGCTGCGCGATTTCCAGGAAAGTGCAAGACTTGCCGGCGTCGAAACGGCGACGGTCGATTCCGCAATCCGCAAATTCAATGACAGCCAGGGCAAAGCTCAACAGGGCGTCAAGTCTCAGGCCGACGCGTTCCGCGAGCTCGGTGTCGACGCCATGCTTCCGGCTGAGCAAGCGCTTCCCCTGCTCGCTAACGCGCTCCTGCACATCACGGACGTCGCTGAGCAATCACGATTGGAAGTGGTTCTCTTCGGTCGGTCCGGTGAGGAGCTTCGTCCCGCGCTGGAATCATGGGCGCAAGGAACTGAAGCGCTCACGCGTAAGATGCAGGACCTCGGCCTTGCGATGGACCCGACGGTCACTGAGGGCGCCGAGCGCACGCGCCAGAGTTTGACCCAGGCGTCGGACGTCCTGAGCAACCAGGCGGCGCCGGCGGCGCTGGCGTTTGAGCACGCATTGCTCGGGCTCGCCTACGCGTTCGATCTTGTCGATCAAAAGACGCTCCAGGCCGTGCGCGACGCCGGCTTGTTCCACGGCACGGTCGAAACGGCGGCCGATGCGATCGCCGCCATGGCGCAAGCGCACGCCGGCATGATTGCGAAGGCTGACCTTGCCGCCGCGGCTGAGGATCATGTCGGAACCCGCATTGACGCGGTGAAAGCCCACATCACGGATTTGAAAACCGCCATCGACTCCATGAAGGGCGGATGGTTGACGCCTGACGATCAGAAGAAGCTGGATGAATACAACGCTGCGCTGAAGCAGGCGAATATCGAACTGCTCAAGCTCGGCAAGTCCCAGGCCGGCCCAAATACGTCCGGCTTTTCGAATATGGGCGCGGAGCAAATCAAGGCGGCCGAAACCACGATCGCCACGATCAAGGCTGACGAACAGCAAGACAATATCGAGCGCCTCTCCCGCGCGCGCGCGGTATGGATCGACCTTCTCCTTGGCGCCAAGCTGAACGCGGCGCAAATCATGGAAGTCAAGCAAAAGATCGCTCAGACTGATATCGAATTGAACAATGCTGAGGTCAAAGCGGCGAAGGATGCGGCAAAGCAGAAGCAGCAAATCGCGGATGACGAGCTCGCTGAATACATCACGGATCAAAAGGATCGCCTCACCTCCGGCATTGACGAGCTCAACCAGGAATTCGCGCAGCATCGGATCAACGCGCAGCAAAAGCATGACCAAGAGGTATGGCTGACGCGGCAAATCGAGGCGCAAATTTTGAAGCGCTTCGACGACGAGCATGCGGGATTGATCAAGGGAACTGCGGACTACGCGAAGGCGATGAAGGATCGCGCCGCATTGGTCGCTGGATTTGACCGCCAGGTCGGCCAGATGGACAACCAGCTCGTCACGCAGGAACAGCAAAAGTGGACGACGCTGTCCAATTCGATCAAATCGACGTTCTCCAATGCGATAAACGGGATGCTGTTCCAGGGCACGACGTTCGCCAAGGGCATGCAGCAAATCGCGACCGGCGTGCTCCAAGCCTTCGTGAATATGGGCGTCGGCATGGTGGAGGATTGGGCTGAAACCCAAATCAAAAACCTCGTGCTCGGCCAGTCGACGCAAAAGGAACAGCTCGCGAGCGGAATTGCGACGGCTTCGGCCCTGGCCGGCGCCAACGGCGTCGCATCCATGGCTCTCGCACCGTATCCGCTTGACCTCACGGCGCCGGCGTTCGGCGCGTCAATGATGGCAGCGGCCAGCTCGTTCGCCTTCGTCGGCATGTTCGAGACCGGCGCCTGGGAAGTGCCGAAAACTGGCTCGGCTATCGTTCACCAAGGTGAAATGATCATTCCCCGCAACCCTGCGCAGGCTATTCGTGACGGCGACATTGGCGGCAAAGGCGGCGGCGATATTCATTCGCCCGTCTCCGTCACCGTGCACAATTATGGCGGCGGACCGGTCACGCCAGAGTTTTCCCGCAAAGTCGCGCAGGCGGTTGAGCGCGAGGTCCGCCTCAATAATCGCAATCTGCAGAAGATCATGCGAGGCCAGCGATGAGCACTGGAACGATCCCCGTCCTTCCAGGCCTGTGGATTGAGTATGACAAGGCGCCGATCTTCGCCACGCGTCGGCCGACGTCGATCAGCGGCAAGGAAACCCGCATCCGCGACCAGGCCTATCCGCGATATCAGTGGACTCAGGCTTACAATGCGCTCCGCCAGGGACCCTCACAGACTGAGCAATCTCAGCTCCAGGGATTTTTCGAGACGCTCGGCGGCGGATGGGACTCTTTCCTCTTCACTGATCCAGACGATAGCTCGGTCACGAGCCAAGGCATCGGCACTGGCGCCGGCGTCGTCACGACATTCCAGCTCGTGCGCACCTTCGGCGGCTTCGCCATCCCGGTCCTGGCGCCAAACCTCACGGGCGGCGGTGCGAACTTCATCCTGAAGGTTGCTGGCGTCACCAAGGTCTACGGCACGGACTACACGGTCAGCGATTGGTCTTCGTCGACACCCGGCATCGTGACATTCACCGCGGCGCCGACAGGTGCGATCACCGTGACATACAATTACTATTTCCCGTGCCGATTCGACGACGACACGATCAGCTTCAAGAAGTTTCTCAACACGGTTTATGAGCTCCAAAAGCTATCTTTCACGTCGATCAAATAGGACGACGATGCGCCTCTGGCTTTTCATCTTTACCCAGGCCGACCGCACAGTAGTCAGTGCGCGCGTCGCGGCGGATACGAAGCAAGAGGCTTGCGACCTCATGGGCGAATTTGTCGGTCGATCGCTCGCGGCCGGCGAATATATGCACCCTGAGCCCGGCACGATTTTGCAGGGCTACGGAATGGTCGACCGCGACGAGCCCGGCGTGATCCATGTCGTTTACGCGGAAGGGGTGAAGGCATGAAGCCCTATTCCCCTCAGCTCGGCACGCTCCTGCAGAGCCGTCAATTTTTCCAGGTCGATTGTTGGGACTTTGCTCTCGTGGGCGGGACGACGCTGCGCTATTGCGCCGGCGACGCCGACCTCGGTTTCAACGGGAATTCGTACCCAGCCGGCGGCCAAATCGGACCATACCTCGATCGAACCGGCGCGAAGGCAAAATGCCATTGGTCGACCGGCACGAGTGTCGACACTTTGACAATGGACGTCATGCCGGGATCCTCGACCGTCCTCGGCGTGCCATTCCTCCAGGCGGTGCTGAACGGCCTCTTCGACGGCGCGTCCGCGACGCTCTGGCGCCTCTTCATGCCGACATACGGCGATACGACGCGCGGACCGATCAAGTTTTTTGTCGGCCGGGTCGCCTCGGTCGACGCCGGAAGCTCTGTCGCGACGTTCTCGATCAACTCGCCCACTGAGCTCCTCAACCAGAACTTCCCGCGCAACCTGGCGCAAGCGTCCTGCATGAACAATTGGGGCGATACGGCGTGCGGAATCGCGATCAACTCGTTCAAGACGACTGGCACTCTCACGGGCACGCCGACGCTATCCGGGTTCACCGCTACGCTGGCGGGCACGTTCGCCGCCGGCACGTTTGACTTCGGGAAGCTCGTGTTCTCGAGCGGCAATTTCAACAATTACTCCGTGACCTGCAAAAAGGTCGGATTGTCTGGAACGACCGCGACGGTCCTCCTCGCCGGCTTCCTGCCTGGCGCGCCGTCGGCCGGCAACACGTTCACGCTCTATTACGGCTGCAATAAATCACCGACGGATTCGAACGGTTGCCCGAAGTTCGGCGGGACCGTCGCCAGCCGTTTCCGCGGCATGCCCTTTGTCCCCCAACCTTCAACGGCAATCTGATGCGCACAGAACTTGAAGCCAGAGCCGCCGTCATCGCTGAAGCCAGGGAGTGGATCGGCACGCCGTACATCCCGAGTGGTCGCGTGAAGGGTAAGAATGGCGGTTGTGATTGCCTGACCTTCGTCGCCGGCGTCTATGAAAACGCGGGCGTCATTGACCGCTTGCCGATCCCGCACTATCCGCCGGACTGGCACATGCACAACGAGGCTGAGCTGTACCTGGTCGGCAAGGACGATTGCCCCGGCATGCTCAACTTCTGCAACGAAATTGAAGGGCCGCCACAGCCGGCGGATATCATGCTTCTACAGTTCGGCATGTGCTATTCGCACGCCGCAATCGTCGTGGAATGGCCGACTGTGATCCACGCTTGGGCCAAGCAACCGGTCAACACTGACGACGCCCTTGCGAATTACACGCTTCTCAAGGTTTTCGAGGTGTCCGAAATCCGCGGACAACTGCGCAAGCGCCGCTTTTTCAGCGTGAAGGAATGGCGATAAGTGGCTGGCTCGGGCAATACGAATGCGGCCCAAAGCCCGAAGCTCACGGGCATCGCAATTCAGACAAGCGCCTATGGCGTGCCGGTTCCCGTCGTCTATGGAACGACGCGCATCGGCTGGAATCTGATCGACTACCTGGATTTCAAGAATAATCCGAAGTCGACGAGCACAAGCGGCAAAGGCGGACTTGTCGGCGGCGGCGGCGGCAAGGGCGGCGGAACGACCGACGATTACACCGCCTCGATCATCGGCCTTCTCTGTGAAGGTCCGATTTCAAGTATCTACAGCTCTTGGGTTTCGCAAACTCACAGCGCTGGAACGCCTGGCTTCACTGTCTCGCTCGGCGCATACGGTCAAGCCGCCTGGTCCTATCTGTCGAACTATGCCGGCCACTCTCTTGGCTATAGCGGCATGGTCACGGTTGAGGCCGCGAACTACGACCTCGGCGCGTCGGCAAACCTCCCGAACCTGAATTGGGAGGTTGAGGCCTTCCTGCAGAACACGGCGCCCGGAACCTATGGCGGCAACGGCTGTCGCTCAGGCGGCGATGCTGATGCAAGCCAAGTCGTTCCGGACATGCTCACGAACGCCGTCTACGGCATGGGTATGGCCGCGAATAGCGTCGGCCAGGTCACGAACAACAATGAGGCGCGGACATGCGCGCTGTCAGTCACCGCCAACAATGCGTCCGGTTTTTCCTACAATCTGAGCGTTTACGACGCGACGGCCGGCGTTTCGCTGACATGCGTGACCGGCACGCCTGGCGCGGGGCAATATAGCTTCACGAGCGGCGGCGTTTATGCGTTCAACGCCGCGCAGGTAGGTCACGCCATCCAGCTCAATTATGCGTCCGTCGGGACGATGGTGAACTACCAAAACTTCACCATCGCCAACGGGCTTTGGATTTCGCCGGCTTATGATCAGTATTCGCCATGTTCAACGAATATCGACGATATCGCGCTGGCAACCTACTCTGAGGTCATCGTTTCCTCCGGCGTCCTTCAGATGATTCCGCGCGGCACGGTCGGCATCACCGCCAACGGCAAGACATACTCGCCCGTCAACACCGCATTGTTCTCGCTCACCGTCGACGATTTCATGGCGAACTCTGCCAGCAACCAGGGTGATCCCGTCGTCCTCACGCGTAAGCGCAAGAGCGATCAGATAAATGACCTCAAGCTGGAGGTCCTCGATCGCGCCAACCAGTACGCGCCGGCGATCGTGCACTACGTCGACCAGGCGCTTGTTGAGCAATATGGCCGCCGCGCAGGTTCGGCAAAATCGCTGCACCTCTTCTGTGATATCAACGCGGCGACAACATCCCTGCACATGCAGGCCCAGGATGAATATCTCCTCAACAGCTATTCATTCCAGGTTGACGTTCGCTATTCCATGCTCGATCCGATGGACGTGGTCGCGCTCACGGAGCCGAATTTCGCTGGCATTTCCAACCTTCCGGTGCGCACCAAGGACCTTCAGGAAAATGACGACGGGTCGATCAGCATCATCGCTGAGGAGTTCCCCGGGTCCATCGGCGCGGCACCGGCCTTCGTGCTCACGCCAGGACAAGGGCTGATCCAGGATTTCAACGTCGACCCTGGCAACGCCGCGGCGCCCGCGATCTTCGACGTCCCGGTGCAGCTGTCTCAGGGCGCGACGACGCTCGAATCATGGCTCGCAACCATGTCCGCGACACAGAACCCCAATTGGGGCGGTTGCGAAATTTGGCTATCGACGGACGGCACGACCTATCCGTTTTCATCCGGCACCATGTTCGGACCGTCGAAGATGGGCTTGCTCACGGCCGTCGTGCCGGCCGGCACCGATCCGGACACGACGAGCAATATCTCCGTCGACCTCAGCAAATCATTCGGCGTGCTCAATGGCGGCACGAAGTCTGACGCGGATAACGACGTCACACTCTGCTATATCGCGGACAACGGCGGCGAATACATTTCCTATCAGCAAGCGACGCTGACGGCGACCTACAATTACTCGCTCGGCACGCTGAAGGTGGGAGACCCAGGCTATCCTCACGCCGGCTATCTCCGTCGCGGCCAATGGGGCTCTACGCCGGTTTCACACGCCATCGGCGCTCAATTCGTCCGCCTGGACTCTGGCGTGTTCCAGCTCCCGTACACGCCGGCTGATATCGGCAAGACGTTTTGGGTGAAGCTCGTTTCGTTCAATATCTACGGCGCGGGAAAGCAATCCATCGCGAGTGTGCCGGCATATTCGCACACGATCGCCGGTCCGCCGGTTCCCGCGGCCGTGCAGAATTTCAACGCGTCGCAAAACGGCAACGCCTTCGCGCTTTCATGGACCGACCTGACGAGCGCGGGAATTAAGGGCTATGACATTCTGTATGGACCGATCGGCGGAACGGTCAACACCGCGACGCTTCTCACGGAAGCATCGCGCCAAACCGCCGAAACTACCGTCGGCATTCCCCCTGGCGGATGGGCCGTTTACATCCGTGGACGCAATATCGCCAACCAGGTTGGACCGGCCTCGAGCGTCAACGTCACCGTCATCAATTCGAATACCACGATCGCGAGTTTGAAGCAGGAGCCGGACTGGCTCGGAACGAAAGTCGGCTATCTGCTTCACTATACTGGCGTCTTGACGCCTGACAGTTTGACACTCGCGGGCTCGTGCACGCTCTTTTCTCAGCTCTATTGCGGCTTCAATCCCGTCGCGAACCCGACCTACACCGCGCCGACGTATGACGAAGGGTTCAACTCGGCGTCGCGCATCTATTTCAACGTCGGCGGATATTCGGCGCCGTGGAACACACTCGGACCGACGTTCTCGACCTATCTCGACACCTGGTTGACGGGCGCCTCGGACCCGAACGTCTACGCCCCGTGGACGGTTGGCTACATCACGTCGCGATACAATAACGCGCGCATCATCGACTCGGCGGCCGCGCCGCAAGTGCTTTCGCAATTCGACATCGGCGTTGACGCGCCGCTCACCACGACGCCGGTCGGACCGCTGGCAGTTTCAGCAATTGGCACGACGTTCACGTTCGCGGCCTTGGGGCTCGGACCATTCCACAATGTTCCGAACGTGCAGGGCACGCCGGCGGACACGAATGGAACAGCCGTCGGCGCATCTGGCATCACGGCCACACAAGTCACGATCACCTATTACAACGGTTCGCTTGCGAGCCCGGTCGCTGGTAACGTCAATCTTATCGTCTCAGGAAACTAGGCCATGACCGGATCCCTGCCCTCCGCAAAGCAACGCTTGACGAACAACACTCAGCAAACGCTGGCCGATTGGCTGAATACGATGGACGCGCAGAACGCGCTGGACGATCGGTGCGCAGGGCTTTGGGCGCCGCGCGAATATCCGACCGGCGCAAATATGTCGATTTTGATCGACCCAGGCGTGATTCTCCAAGGAACCACGAAGCTCGAGGTCGGAGGAATCACGCAAGGCACTGCCACGAGCGGCTCTGCAAACCTCACGTCCGTCAATCAGACTGACGGCATGCTGGCCGGCATGGAAGTCTGGAGCTATTATTATAACGCTGGCACGCTCACGCAGATTTTCGCCGCCAACACTTATTTGAGCTCGGTCGCCATCGCGACCGGCGCGCCTGGCACTGGCCAGCTGAATTGCTCTGCCTCTCAATCCGTTGTGACAGGCACGGCTCAAATCATCGTCTCCCAAGGCGTCGGCGGTGTCGTGAGTGGCACGACGCACTCGAACAACACGGTTGACGGATTCCCGGCCGGCTGGCTCGCCTTCCACGGCATCGCCATCGGCCTGAGCGTCTCGGCCGCAAACATTACAGGCTCGCAAACCGTCGCGTCGGTCGGATCGACGTCGATCACGTTGTCCGGAACTGCCTCATCGTCGATCACGACGCCGATCACGTTCACTATTCCGACGCAAACCGTTAATCCGCGAATTGACCGCGTGACCATTGACGCGACGACAGGCTTGCCGACCTGGACGAAGGGCACGCCGGCATCAATTCCTGTTGCGCCGACCGGGCCCGTCAACGGCGTTCCAGTCTGTGATCTATACATCGGAACGGCGACGACAACGCTCACGAACACGTCGAACATCATTGATACCCGCGTCATCAATCTCGGTCCGCAATTTCCCGGCGGTGTGCAGGCTGGATTGATCACGACGGCGAATATCAATTCCGGCGTCGGCGGACACTTCTGGCCGACTACTTCCGTCGGTATTGGCGCTCGCATCGGCGCTCGCACGAGTGACGGTCTAGCCGTTCTGCAATTTGTCGATGCCGCGAACTCGACGGTATATGGCCAAATATCGGCCAATTCGGCGGGCACGTACCTTTATACGACGGCCGGCGTCGCCTTCCTGCAAGCCCCGACGAACGGCGCGGTTTCCATCTATGCACCGGCGACGGCAGTCGTCGCGTTCACGGTCAACGGTCACTCCGGCATCCATCCGATGCAGACCATGGACTACAATGCGGCGGGTCCGTTCAACGTCGGCTATCTCGAAATCCCGCCGATGACCGGCTCACCGTTTGCGACGGGTCACACCGCAACGCAACAGGATAGCGGCAAGCTCGCGGATATGAACGCCGGCACCGCGCAGCAATTCACAATTCCGACGAATGCGACCATCGCTTATCCAAGCGGAACAGCCTTCACGCTCATGCAATCTGGCGCCGGTGCGCTCACTATTCACGTCAACACCACGGACGTTTTGCGATGGGTGCCGAGCGGCGCGACGGGTGACCGCACTCTCGCGCAATGGGGTGAGTGCACGATCGTCAAGCGCACATCGACGGAATGGTGGATCAGCGGATCGGGCCTCACATGAGCCTTATCCTGGCGCGTCAACAGCTCATACTCCCCGCGCCGCTAATACTGCCTTCAAAGCGGTTTGTTCCCGATGCGCTGATCAAAGTCGACGCCGGCTGGAACTGGCGTCGCTATTCGCGTGAAACGCCCGGCGCGTTCACCGATTGGCGCATCCCCGACGAAGCGTCAATGTCGGCGGTTCAGCAAATCCTCTTCGCCGGCGGCTTCGCCCCGCAGTCCTCTGGAATGCAAACGTCCGGCACGTCATGGGCTATTCCCATCGGCGCGGCCAACATGCGCATCCGTCTCTATGGTGGCGGTGGTGCGGGAGGATGCGCGACTGCGTGCCCCGGCGCGGGCGGCGGCGGCAGCGGATCATTGAGCGATTGGACGAAAGCTCTGACCAGTGCAAACTGGAGCCAGACAGTTGGCTATGCGCTTGCCACGGCAGCGGCCGGGCGCGCAACAGCGGGCACTGGAGCCGCCGGCGGATCATCGACATGCGGCGCAACCGGCACCTTCAGCATGTCCACGGCTACCTGCCCCGGTGGCAGCGGCGGTGTGTCTGGCCCGGTGCAAGGCGCTGGCGGAACAACACCGACAAATGCAAACAGCGGCGCGACGAACACAGCAGGTAATGGCGGCACCGCGAGCAGCAACGGAGCAAACGCCCCCGGCACGCTAGGCGGAACAGGCGGCGCATCTGGCGGCAGCACAAGCAGCGGCAGTCCCGGCAATCCACCCGGTGCGGGCGGCGGCGCAAGCGTTCCCGGGCATACGTCAGGCAATGGTGGTCTTGGCGGGGTTCAGTTGGATTTCACATGACGACATACCGACGCATCGAACAATACGGACCCGTCATCGCAATCCGCTTTCGCTTTGAAAAGGCTGCGGATCGTTTGCCGATGCACACGCACGAAGCTGATCAGCAACACATAACAATCGTGACGCGTGGATCCGCGCATTTGTTCGGTGATGGTTGGTCAAAGACCGCGATTGTTGGCGAGACAGTAGAATTTCATGGTAAAGAGAACACCCATGAAATAGTCGCGCTGGAAGACGACACGGAAATTCTGAACGTCTGCAAGTACACGGCACCGACCAGCGCTGATCAAAAGAGTGAATGGGTTCAAATATGAAAGGATACTGACATGCACGACCATATCTTTGGACTTATCGGCGGCGTTCTCCTGATCGCCGCGATCGTCGCTTTTCTCATTGCACGCAAGAAAAGCTCCTCCAGCTCGAGCAGCTCGAGCAATACGGGCGGCGGCGGAAGCACCAAAAAAACGGTTCTGTGAGGCGGGGTAGTCCCCTGCTATTTTTCTGACCTGATTCGAGGGTAGCGGACATGGAACTTTCGGGCGCACAATGGGCGGCACAGTTTCCCACGAGCAAATCGCTCGCGGATCTTCTCGACACTGTGCGTCCGAAATTCCTTGGCTTCATTGCCTCCTTGCAGAATGGAAGTGCCAGCGTCTCGATCGCCGCGACATACCGTCCGCCGGAGCGCGCCTATCTCATGCACTTTTGCTGCCAGATTGCCGGCTACCGCGATCGAGACGGCGCCTTTCATCAAATTGCGCCGGACGAAGCGCCAGCAATGGCCGGAGTCGACATTGACTGGACGCATGGCGGGGACATTGGCGCCGCGCGCGCGGCCGCCGTGGCAATGCGCGAGGCTTATGACATTGCGTTCCCGGCGGCATTGATCAGCCGACACACACAGCGTCGCGCGGTTGACATGACGATCAAGGTCCTTAGCGGCGCCATTATCAAGGATGCGCAGGGTGTGCCCTATGCTTTCCATGGATCCGCCGACGGCATGGACGCTCGAGTGATCGCCATCGGCAAGACGTTCGGCTGTCTCAAGCTCTTCAGTGATCCGCCGCACTGGTCGGACGACGGTCACTGAAATGTCTAACCCTGGAACAGCTCCGCCGGAACCTTCCCTCTGGCAAATGATCATGGACGCGGCGAAGGACTTCGCGCGGCCGTTCACGATCTACGCCGGCGGCTTGGGCGTCTTTTGGGGATGCGTGTTTCACCCTGGCAACGAAGTATTTGCGATCGCCGCGTCCATGACCGGCGTCGTGAGCTTTCTGCACGGCGATACGAAAACTAAGCTCGCGAAGATTGCAGCGGACGCCGACAACGGCGACGGCGATGCTGAGCATGGAGATGGAAAATGAACCCGCTCGCGACCTTGATCGCCGCCCTCGTTCTCCTGGCCGTCGGCGCCGCCGGCGGATATGGCGCGGCCTATGAGGTTTCCCTCGGGCCCCTGAACGAAGCCAAGACCGCGCTCGCCACGGCTCAACGTGACCAGGAAAAAGGTCGCGCGGACGGCAACCAGGCGGCGATCGACAATCTCACGGCCGGCATTAGAGCGGCGCTCGATGCGAACGGTAGGACTGCCGCGGCCGCCGCTGCGCGCGCCGCGCGCCTCACCAAGTTCATGCAGGACCTCGCCAATGATCCGGACACTAAGAATTGCACCTCTTCTCCTGCTTTCAAGTCTCTCTTTGACAGCGTGCGCCGCGAACCAGGCTCAGGAAGTCCAGACCAAAATCGTTTACCAGCCGCTCCCGGACACGACGTGCAGGGACAATCCAACACCGCCGGCCGATAACGCCGGCGACAAGGAAACGGCCGCCTATATCCGTGACCGGTTCGACGCCGGCGACGATTGCCGCGACAAACTTCACGCGGTCGACGATGCGCGCAAGTCATGGCCAGCGACGCCGGACGCTGCTCAAGCGCCTACCAAACCGAAAACGCTCTTCGACCTATTCCGCTAAGCGGTATGATGGGGGAACTTATTCATGTTCGAAGTTGTCCAGTGGATAATTGCGGCCCTCGTTCCGCCGGTCGACGCGGACCCTGCGCACCAATATCGCTGGCGGTTGACAGTGGCAGCTCTAATGATTGTCACACCTTTGTCCCTGGCAGCGCATATCTGGCTGGCTTGCGGATATGCTAGACCATGGTTTTCAGGCTTCGCGCAGCAATCCGCGCTTGATGACGTTGACGTCACGCTGGAGACGATTTTGGCGAAACAGACTGAGCAACACATCCTCACTTTCCGCGAGAAGCAGTGCGCGGCGATGAAATCAACCGACCCCGATGCACCCATTGTGAAGGGCTATGCGTTAGAGGGTCTTCAAAATTCTCTCAACGATTGGAGAAACGAACACGCGGGCCACGATTACCGGCTCCCCTCTTGCGATGAAATGGGTGCGCTATGACCATGAGACTCTCAGCCGTTTTTGCGGTTCCTTTTGCCGTCGCTACCGTTCACCTTTGGGCGCCAACCGCGTCCGCGCAGATGATTGTCCCGGCTCGAGCGATTGAAGCTGAGCAAATTCGGCAATCCATCGTCCTAGCCGAGGAGAAGGTCTGCATTGCGCAGGCGAGCGGCAATGGTCGCGCCTCGCAATACTGGACGGAAATGCTGTCGCGGGAGGCTCAGGAATATTATTCCGTGACGGGCCAGCCGGCAGAGGTCCCAACTTGTCGACAATTACTTGCGGCCGCGCAGTTCAAATAGTTGACCTGTCACATGCGAGGCGTATGTTCTGCGCTTCCTAGGAAAGGTCCCGCCATGCACATCACGCTTGACGTCAACGTCCGGTTCATTGATCCGGAAAACACCGCCAAGCTGGACGCGATTTTGGCGGAACTTCGCTCACTGAAACAGAAGGAGTCCTCCATGTTTGAAGACCTTGCAGCAAAAATCCTGACGCTGGACAACGCGGCTGACGCTCAGACGGCCGTGCTTACCGACGTCAAGGCCAAGCTCGACGCCGCGCTCGCAAACCCGGCACTTCCGGCAAGCGCGCAGGCCGAGCTACAGGCGATTTCGGACGGTCTCGGAAGCGAGACGGCCAAGATCGTGGCGGCAACGCTGGCGAATACGCCGGCCGCCTCGCAAGTGCCGGCGCCGGCCGCTTAATCCAAGCCGCAAATCAGCTTACGAAGAGGCCTGGAGCGAAAGCTCCGGGCCTTTTTGCTTGGGGGAAGATGATCAATATCAACACTTCCCGGCCATTCATTGAAATTGACGGGACAAAATATATCACCGACTGTCCTCGCGCATCGCTGGCCAAGATCCTCATTGAGGCAAATGGCGCGACGGTCACCTTCGAACGGCTGCAATCTCGGCTGAGCACAACGCGCGGTGCGCTCCAGGTGCACGTCCACTATGTGCGCCAAATCTTCCGCCAGCATGGCTACGACATAGTCAACACTTTCGCGCAGGGGTATCGTCTCGTCACTCCAGAGCAAATAGGAGGCGGCCATGTGAAACTCATATCTCAGGCGCGCCGGCTGCGAAGCTCAGCGCCTTAATTTGACCTGACCTGGTCAACGCTTATGTCTGGTCCCGGCGCCGAAAGGCTCCGGGACCTTTATCATTTTTGGGGTATCCTGCCCCCCGCGAATCGAAAAGGGGTTTCAAATGTTCCGCAACGTCTTTCGCGCCTTCCTGGCGCTCTTGTTCATCATCCTGGCGCCGCCTGCTTTCGCGGCCGCATCCGGATCGACGGGCTTCTATCTCGGTGCGGACGCCGTGTTCGACGGCGCCGGTATCAATGCCGGCTCGATCGGCCGCGCGCCGAAGGCGCTATACGGCGTCAATCTGTACGGCGGCTATGAGGTACTCCAGGGGATATCGGTTGAGGCTGGCTATCAGGGCCTCTTCAGCGCAGCGAACCTCGGCAGTGCGACGGAGCAGGGAGTGCACGGTGACGTATTCTTTCGCGTCCCTCTCACCGATTGGGCTGACCTCAAGGCCGGCGGCGGGGTGAACTATACCGCGTCCGCAGCGACCGTGACGGCGTTCGAGTCGATCAACACCTATCACTCGTTCAATTGGGGTTGGCATCTATCGGCCGGCCCTGAATTGACGGTTCTGCCGACGGTCGGCTGGCGCACCCTTCTCACCTATCAGCAAGGCGGCTTCGGTCCCTTCGGCACCGGCGACCTCATTGTCAGTTCGGGCCTCGCCTGGCATATTTGAGTCACGGCCCTTCAAAAAAAGGTGCCTTCTTCTGCGAATGAGAACCTCGCCGGGCCGCCCCCGGCGGGGTTTTTTATTTGAGGGAGAGCAATGCAGCGGCGGCAATGTGCGCCGCCATGTGGGTCGATACGCGCCGCGTCGGCGCCGTCACGACGTTCGGCGCTTCCATGACCGCCAGGAGCCAGCCTATCGCGTTCGTGGCGGCCGTCATCGCGACCGGATCAAAGTGCCTGGAAATGACGACAATCGCGGTAACGCCGGTCCACGATTGAATAGGGCCGATGCGGCTTGTCGTTTCGCGCGAATTCAATCGCCGCTTCAACGGTCTCAAATTCAGCTCCGTGCGGCTCAAGGCGATACCGACCGCGGCGTGCCATCAGTGTCCAACCATCCGATATTCGATACACCGGCTCCGCGCCGTCATAAGCGTGGTCGAAAAGCGGCCGACCTGCATCGGTTGAGGCGCGACGAAGGTTTGTGATCGCGCGCACTTCCAATCGCTGATCCGTAGCGAAAACGTAACTGGCGCCGGCGCATGGAAAACGCTCCCCGCGACCAGGGCGAGCGACAATATCGACAGGCAAAGCATCGCGAACAGCCAACGATCAGACATCACCCCTCCATGACTTGCTTCGCCGCGCGCACGAGCTGACCGTCGACCTCGATCAATCCGGGCGAGCGCAACCGAGACAGATAGGCGTTGAAGGTCCCGCCGCCGGGCGTTAAGGCCAGTGCGGCGCCGACAGCCTCCCGAGACGTCCATGCCGGATATCTGTCCGCGAGCCATCGCAGCATCGGCCCCGCGCCGCTGATCCTGGACGCCCAAAAATCCACGAGGCGTGGACCTGGCGGCGGCATCGTCGGCACGGCGTCACCAAGATCAGTCACCCCCTGGAGCGTGGCGAAGTAGGAATCGCCCCGGCGTTCGATCCGGCCCGCGGTGCGCAGTCTCGAGACATAAGCGTTCCATGTCCCGCCGCCGCGCTTCAATCCGCTGGCAACCGCCCATTGCGCCTCAGTCATGCCGGCCGGGTAGACGCTGGCCAGGACGCCGAGCGGATTACGCTCCGCGCCCATGGGCTTCGGAGTTCCCAAATCGACGAATTGCGCGCTTTTCACAACCCTAGTTTTTCCATATTCGATGTTGATCGGGATGCCTAATTTGCTCAAGACAACGGCTGGCTTCGGGTCGGTCACCTGGATGTGAAGCGGGCCCTTCGCGCCGTACAGAACGCGCACCGGCACGCCGTAGAGCTGGACGATTTGCTCCTTGAATTTGGATATCATTTTCTCGAGCTGATCATCGAAGCTATCTTTCAGCTCAACCATGAGCTTCTCCCCGACGTTCATCGCGAGCTCTGCCGTCTCCTTGGCGCCATTCTCCCGCGCGGTCTTGATCGCACCAAGGTCCGGCGGCGGCGCGACGCGCAACTCCTTCACCTCTCGTTGCAATGCCGCTATGTGCGCGCGCAATACGGCCGGATCATTCGCCTTGGTTTCGGCCTCAACCGTCGCCAGGCGGTCACGGAGCGCTCCCAGGTCGATTGGCTTGGTGGCCACGTCATGCCGGCGCTCGCCGCGCTTCGGGCTCCTGGAGCTGTCAAATGTCGCCTTGGGCGGGAATTTGACTTGCTCGAGGATCCCGCGGCCAGGAATCCAGACGACGCCCTCGCCGCGCTGCATTGTCGGCAGGAGCGCAAGGATGCGCTTCCCCTCCGCCTTGTCCGCCTGTCCCTCGATCCAGGCCATGACCTGGGTGCGGTCCTGGGGCGAGGTGAGTTTCAGAAGGACCAAGCCGTCCGCCATGCTCAGCACATTCTTGTTGAGCACCGCCGGCCGTTGCGTGACCAGCCAGGGTATGAATCCTCGCACGCGGCCGCGCCGGACAATCTCCTCCATGCGGTTGAGCAGGGTTTCATCACCGGCCTGAGGCTTCTGTGGCGCGTACCGATCCGCCTCGTCGACCATGAGGTGATATGGGTCGCGCTTGCGACCGTCCGTGTTCGCGTAGAGCGCGGTCAGGAAGGCGACCATGAAGCGGCGCTCTGCCGCTTTCGTCGGGAGCTCCGAGAGGTCGACGATGCAGCTCTCGCCCATGGTGGCCACAGTCTCACCGATCAGCGCACCGGAGTGCTCCGTCAGGGGAAGGTCGCCATGCGTGCCGCCGAAGATCACGACGCCGAACTGTGACGCCCGCTTGCCGTCCTCCTCCAGGCGCAATCCCCACATGACGCCGAGTGGATCCACTCCGACCACGCGCGCGCCGGAGTGCATCAAGCGCTCCATGCAACCGAGGAGAAGGTACGTTTTGCCGGCGCCGGACGTGCCGAGGATCGCAAGGCGATCGTCCATCGCATCTTTTGGGATTGGAAAACTCATACGGGCCTCACAGAATTTCCGGTATTTCGAGAGTGCCGTCGCTCTTCGCGATTGTCCCTTGTAGCGATTTTAGTGACCTGCCGGTTCTGAACGCGTTCCATGCGCGGATCGAGGCGGCGAGAATTTCAACCTGCGGCGGTCGATGCTTTCCAAGTGACCATGTGCGCAGCTTCTCGCGAAGCACCCATACCGGATGACCGGCTGACATGCCCGTGCCTTCGGCGAGTAGTCCAAAGAAGGCGTCCGCCAAGCCCGCATCTTTTTTCCCGAATAAAAAATGTAGCCCGCACGCGACTGAAGGAGAGATAATCTGGCGGCAGTTCCCCGTAATAGAAGCCGAATATTCAATTGCAGGTTGATCCAAAAGAAATAACCTAGCTTCATCTGGAGTGACTTTTACATTGCTCTCGAATATCTGACCCCCTTTCAACTGCTCAACAACGCGTATCCCGCCTCCAACGACGTTTGCGTTCATGCAACCGGCTCTGCGCAAAGTGTCGGCCACCGATCTTTTTGCTCCAATATCAATTGTGTCGAAGGTGTCAGGGTCAACGTCGCGCACGACATAGGTTTCGATTGCTATTCCAGATTTCACGACGGCGAGGAGCCGGTGTTGGCCGTCCAAAAGAATTCCATCGCGGCCAATTTTCAGGGTCTCTCCGTTTAGCCTCCAACGACGGTCAACAATCGCGCGGGCAATCTTCGCAACGTCATGGGGCCGAACCCTTCGGTTATCCGGGTTTTTTGACAGTATCTCTTTCGCTTTGTCAGGCGTGATAGTTTCAACTGATGCTGGCATTAGGTGACACTCCTTCTCGAAAAATTCCATGGTCGCGCCCGCTTCTGAAATTTGCGCTTGCCCCATTGCCACTTCGGCTTGGGCGGACGCTCGCGCTTGCGTTCCTTCGTGATCTTTCCAATGTCGGTCCCGGCCGTTGTCGCGCCGGTTCCATGCGTCTTTGCGTGATGCGAGGCGACGCAGCGGGCGTCGATATGCTTTGACGACCATTGCGGCGGGATGAAATCAGTCCGCCGGCGGTTGACGCGCCGCAGGGCGAGCGCGGGCTCGTGGTCGAAGTGCGTCCCGGTCTTTGGCTTCGCCGACACTGGCTGACCACAGCCGCAAACGCAGACGCCCTTCTGGCGCTGGCATACCGCGCGCTTGATGCGCATTGGGATTGTTCGGCGCTTTGGACGGTCATTCACGGGTTTCAGTCTGACGGCGCGGGGTGAATCATTTGCCATAAAGCCTTCGCACTTGGGCCTCGGAAAGAACAGCGCCAATGACGTCGCCAGGCTTTACCGCGGCAGCGACGGCCACCAACCACCCGCCAATCCGTTTGCATTCTTTTCCGGTGCAATCACGCAGCGCCTTACCGTTTGGCATTTCTAAGTCGAGCAGAACCATGCGCGTCGCGGCTTCTTTGATTGCCGCTTTGAGTTCTGAAGCGGCCGCAACTGCTATCGCCTTACTGGCGCTCACTTCGCCGCCGCTCCTCCGAGGGCGGGCACAATCGGCGGGTTTGACTGATGCGTTCCACGCGGCATCGAAAACATATTCCAACGCGACCAACAGATAATTCTCATTTTCTTCATCGCGCAATTCGCTGATGAATTGCCGTAAAAGTGCCGATTTCGATGCGTTTGGATTTTCTTCCCTGATGCGCCTTAAAAGTGCGCGAGGATTTGATTCTTTCCATGTCTGCCGTTTAGCGGCCAACTTACCTTCGGTTATCTGTTCCATTTCAAGTCTCCATTGGAATGAGGTTCAATTCTTTGACGGCCCTGTATACGGCGCGGATGTGCCTATTTCTCGCCGTGGCTTTCTCTGCTTGTTGCTGCTTCTGCTCTTTCGAACGATTCTTGTAGCGTTCCGCCGCCTTTTCTCGACGTTCGTCTCGGTGTTTGTGATAGTCCAGCCGTTGCTTGAGTTTGCGGAGTTTGCGGAGTTCCGGATCTTTTAACCGCGCGCGCGCCTTCGCCAATTGATCATTGCGGTTTTTGAGGTACCACGCGCGCTTACGCGCCCTCACTTGCGCGGGGTTTTTCAAAAAATGTGCTTTGGCAGCCGCAGCCATCTTCTCTTTATTTTTTGCATAGTAGGCGTGCGCGCGAACGCGGCAGGACTCTAGGTTCGCCTGTCGCCACTTTTTGGCTTTCTCGGCGTATTTGTCAGTGTTTGCGAGGTAGTGCTTACGCCGACGGGCTTTTGCACCCGGGTCAAGTCTCGCCCTTCTATTGGCTCTCTCGCGACGGCAATTGTCAGAGCAAATGCTCTCGATGCCCTTCGGCTTAAATCGCTTCATGCATTCTCGGCATAAGCGGCCGGCCGCCCTGCGTTTTGCGAGATCTCTCTTGCGCTTCCTTTCGGCTCGCATCCTGGAACTGGCGCGAGATTTTGGATTGGCGATCAGCCAAGCCCTTTTAATTTCAAGATGGCGTTCAGGGTTTTCCGAACGACTAACGCGCTGTCTCAGTTTCGCGTTGAAGTCATCGCAAGGTTTAGAACAATATTTTTTCTTGGGGTTTTTGGACTTAAAGAACCTGTTGCACACTGGACATGCGCGGGGCGATCTATTTTCCTGCCTTTTTAAGGTGCGCGCCCTTCCGTCCTCATTGATTTTTTTTAGGTAGCATTGTCTCGAACAAAATGTCTGCCAGCCATAGGGCGTAAACTTGGCACCGCACGAGAGGCATTTCCTTCGCGTCGGTTTTTTGTTCCTCGGTTTGGTCATCGTCCCCTCAACCCGCCGCGCTCTTTCCACGCCCGCATCTTTTCCGGCGATCCATGGCAGTCCGGCGGGCAGTCGTTCTCGAAAAACTCGCGCCAGGCGGCCATGTTCGCCTTGTTCACGGGGTCCGCATGTTCGAGCGCGGCGACGTGCAGGCCCTCAATCATCAACGTCAGAAAGCCGCCTACCTGTCGGCCCTGCTCGATATAGGCGCGCATGCCGTCGCGCATGTGAGGCGGCAAGCGCATGATCCCGAGTTGCCAGCGATTGTTGAGATTGTCCGCGATGGTCATGGCTTCACCCTTAGGCCGTCCAAGAAGTCTGACGGCCGACACTCCAGGGCATCCGCCAGTGCGATCAGCGTCGCCGGGCCCATGGAGCTCTTGCCGTTTTCATATCGGGAAAGCTGGCCGACCGAGAAGCCGGAACGCTTCCCAAGATCGACCAGCGTCATCATTCCGTTGGTCCGCCGCTCGCGCAAACGTCGGCCGACCGCGGCATTGTAGGCCGCTTCCTGTTTCGTCGTTGGCGGCTTCTTAGGCATCAGTTGCCGGCGGAGCGATTGAAGCGGCTTTTCCGGCAACAGCCTCACGCCACGAAGCGATTTCCGCTTCCGAACTGAGCTCAGTAAGGATGGATTCGCCCAAGTCATGAACGGCCTCTCGCGTCGTTTGTGAGGGAAGCAAACGCATACCGCGAGCCAGCGGGGTTTCGCTCTCCTCCACCGGCGCGCCGGCCGGCGTTGCCTTCTTGCGCGACTTGCGCGGCTTTCTTGCAGGTTCATCCGGCGTCTGTGGCGGCGTGAACGCGTCGCGCAGCGTTCCCGTCGGCTTCGGCGTCGGGGTGATATCCGTGAGCGTGTCGCCGTAGAAGCCGGTCGGGTCGACGTCGAATGGAATTCCCATGAGAAGGCCAGGCGCGGCGATGTTCGCAAACGCTCGAACCGCGGCGTAGCAAATCTGTTGCTTCGGCCGTGTCGCCCAAAGCGTCGAATTGCGCGGGAACATTTCAGCGAGCCAGAACTCTTCCTCGCGCGGTCCGGCCTCGCCCTTGATTTGCGCGGATACGACGACGCTCAGGCCTACCTCGTCCGCCGGCTCCCAAGCCTGCACGGGATAGGACTTTCCGCCCTGACCGCTCGCCATCTTGAATTTGCCGCGGAGCTTTTCCCAATTCCCGACATGCTTGAAGTTCACACGGCCCTCGACGGCGCCACAGTTCTCGAGGATCGCCTGGACTAATTTGCCCTCATAGCCGACACGGCCGCCCGGCGTTTGATACGTCGCCTGCGCGACCGCGAAGGGATCCAGGTTCCAGGTGATCGCGCGGCTCAGAATCGCCAGGCATGCGGACGGCTTGCCGATCAGGTGTGCGCCGACGATCCCGTCCGCCTCTGACATGCGCAGCGCGACGGCCTTGCACCGGGCATAAAGCGCGTCATCAAAGAAGATCGCCAGGCCGGCGGCCATCTGCATATCTTTTGGCAACCCGGCGCGGTGAAGCGCCTCCGTCGTGACGGCGGGAAGTGTCTCTTCTTTCTCAGCCATTTTCTCTCTCCCGTAGAAGTTGGGCGGCGTAAATGTCGTCCCAACTGATCGAAGTGTGAAATCCCATTCTCGCGTCGATACCAAAGCAATGCTGCTCGAGGCGATTAACGCGGTCCAAGAGTTTGATATTGTCGGTGTTGGAACGGATCACGGCGGCGCGAAGCTCCCCGACCTGGCTCGATAGAATCCGGACCATATTCTTGTCGACGGAGCGCATGATTCCCTGGCCGCTTTCCAGGGCCCGAATGCGCTGAAGGAGAGTGGGGCGAGGCTTACGCGGTCGCTTCATCATCTTTCTCCTTTGGAATCGCGCAGGCGCCGACCAGCATCTTGATCGCGTAGTCGCACTCGCCGTCCTCTAGTCCGGTAAACATGAATTGATCAGCGAACGTCTCCGCCGCGAAGATGATCGCCCTGGTACGCGCATCCTGGGTCGCACGTTCGGTCGCTCGGTTGACTGCGACCAGCGCTGCATCTGTCATCGCCTTGCGCATGGCGTCGCCGTGGAGCTTCGCCTCAGTCACGCTCCGGCCGATGATGAATGCGACGGGCGGTCCGAAGATCACGCAAGACGTGAGAATGATTTCATTCAGGCTCATGTGATCCTCGAATCTGGCACCCAATGGAATTTCACACCTTCAAGTGGCGCGATCCCCTGCTCAGTGCGGTTGTCCCGCATGTAGAGCGTGATCGCCGCGTCTACCGCGTCCGGGTGCAGATACCCGCGTAGACGCTCAAGGGGTATTTTGCCCCTGTCGATCACTTCCTTTTCCCACCGACCCGTCAGTGACCCGACCGTCCCCATGCCGCTGCGCGTGCGGGAAAGGTCAGCGTCCGTCGCCGTCTCGAGCTGGCGCTCAATTCTTTCGCCGCGCGCGTCGGACCGCTCCGCCTTCCCCATGCTCAGGGTTTCCGTCCTGGCGGCCGTCTCCTGGACCGCTCGGGCGTTCCTCGCATCCCCGCGTGCCGCGCGCTGATCACCGATAGCGGCCTTACGGTCACGCTCAGCGGCGTCCGCGGCCGCTTGCGCGTCTAGGCCGGCCTGGCGGATGCGCTCCTGCTCCGCGGCCTCAGTGGCGCGCGCAGCGTCATAGACGGCCAGTTCGACGCGAGCCTCCGCCCAAATCTTGTCCCATCTGGCGTTCTCCTCCGCCTCGATCGCGCGCTGCTTCTCCCGCTCCGCCTCTTTCTCTTTCTCGATCGCCGCGAGCCGTCTGTTCTCAGCTTCCGCGGCCTCCGCCAGGGCGCGCTCAGCGGTTTCCCGCTCAGCCTTGGCCAGCGCCTCGCGCGCGGCCTCTTCCTCGGCCGCCTTGTCCTCAAGCCACTTGGTGTGGCGCGGCTTCAGCTTCTTGAGCCAGCCGTCCAGTGTGTCCTCTGGCGTCTTGAAATAGCCGAACACGGCGTCCGCAATCGTCGCCCACGGCTCCTTCTCAACGCCGCGCGTCGCCTTCCACTGCGCTTTGGCCGTCGTCATCTGGCGAATGAGGTCCTGGACGTCCGTCGCCTGGGTTTCATCCTTGAGGGTCTCGGGCGAGTCGCCGGCAGACTTCGTCAATTCGGCCAGGCGCGCGGCGATGGGGTGACGCAACTTGAGGTCCGCGAGCACGCGGCTGACGTCCGGTGGGACGGGTCCGGGCGGATTGTTGTGGCCGAGGCCAGCCTCACTCATGCGATTTTCCTTTTCTTGAATTGCGGCGCCGGCGCCGTCATGAAATCCACTGGCTTGCGCGCGTCCGCGCCCTTGAGGCCCATCCGCTCGAGGTACTTCTCCTCCGTGATCGGTTGCTCGAACAGCCGCGGCCATTCCGCGTTCGCATCCGCCGGCTGTGTCCCGAGGCGGCATTTCAGGACCTCACGGCCCGTCGGCTTTTCCGTCTCGAAATCAATCTCAGCCTCGCGCCATATTTTCGCCGGCACGAACGGGCCGCCGCGGACCAGGCGGCGCTCGTAGAACCCGCATTGCGGGAGCTCGGTCATCTGGACCTTGGCGTCGCCAATGGCCAGCGCATCCCGCCACCATTGAAAAGGATCGTCGTGAGCCTCTGTCGGCCGGGAGAGCTTCACATTCCGGCCCGTGGCGGCGTCCAGCTTGTCCTTGATCCCGGTCTTTTTCGCGAACGTCTCGATATGCTCCCACTCCGGCGGCGACGTGTGGAGACTCTCGAGCTCCATTTTGAAGGTCGCATTCGCGCGCAGCGTCGCCAGTTTCTTGAAAAGCTGGATATTCTCGCGGCCCGCCCGGCGCACGCCGACGACGACGCGCGGGCTCAGATATTCCTTACGGTTCACGTCCAGCGCGGCCGCCAGAAACTTGGTGAGGTTGCCATAGCGGCGGATCACTCCGGCGGCGGTCTCGCGCCCCATGCCGGCGACGCCTGGGATGCAATCGACCGCATCGCCCCAAAGCGCCTGAACGTCAGGGACCAAGTTCGGCGCCACGCCAAACTTGCGCAGGACTTGCTCCTCCGTGATCCGCTCACGGCTCGAGGCGTCAACAATCTCAATCCAGCCATTTTCGACTAGCTGACAAAAATCCTTGTCGCTCGAGACGATCGTGGTCCGGACCTTTTTGCGCCGCGCGCGCCGCGCCAGGGTCGCGATCACGTCGTCCGCCTCCAGGCCGGCGACGGAGACCGGCAAAATCCCCATGGCTTCCGATGCGTGGTACATCAGAGGAATCTGATCCTTGAGCTCCTCAGCGCGACCCGGCCGGTCCTTGTATTGGGGGTAGAGCTCGTGGCGGAACGTCGGGCCCTCAGGGTCAAAGACGGCCGCACCATAGGTCGGCGGATCGCCCTGCGCGCTCTGCAGGATATGCGTCATGATGGATATGAACCCGACCAGGGCCCAATTTGGCAGGCCATCGCTGTCCCGATAGGAGCCCTTCGGAAAGGCGTGAAATGCCCGGTGCGCGATTCCCGTCGCGTCGATCAGAAGCAAGTGTTTCACGGGAGCAGGTAGTTCAGCGCATAACCGACGGAGACCACGGCGATCACCGCCGCGCCGGCAACGCCAAGCGCGACGATCACAATGAAGCCGAACCCGAGGGATCCTTCGCCGCCATCGTGAAGCGGCATTTCAAACGGCGGCTTGTAAGGGGTACTCGCGGAGGACGCATGGCGTCGGCCTTCTTGGGGTGGGGGGTTAGGCATCGGCGCCAACCTCCGCGAGTTTGTGCAAGGCGTTGCGCACGATCGGGAACGTGCTGATATTCAAGGCCTTGGCTAATTCCTTTTCGGCGCGCATGACGGCTTTCAGCGCTTTGCCGTGCTCCTCCAGGCCGCGCGGCGTGACCGTGGCGCGCGTCACACGCCGGTCCGCCTGGGAGCGGTAGAGGGTGATCAATCCATTGCGCACCATCGTCGGGAGCATCGCGCTCATGGTTGAGCGATCAATGCCGGTCATCGCGCAGAGCGCGCGTTGATGCTGCGGTCCGGCGTGAATAAGTTTTGAGAGGACTTTGAATTGTCCGAGGGAAATTCCGTCGGGGTGATTCGCGCGGTAACGGCGCGCGGCGGCGTTCGCGGCATCGGCCAAAAGGCCGAATAAACCTTCTGCAATCGGCATTTTCCGTCCCTGTCTTGGCATAGCGAGTGCCTTTGTTGGTGAATCAGTTCTGCAACCGATTTCTATTTTTTGCAAGTGCCACAATTCGTCGTGCACGAATAACGAGTTGACGTTTGTCGACCAAATCAGATACTTCGATTCGCCATGCTGATTCTCGCCTGGCGAATGAAATATAAACTCACTGTCGAACAAGCGGCGAAAGCCCTTGGTCTCAAATCGGCCGGCATGCTCTCCACGATCGAGCGCGGCATTTCCTTCCCCAGGCCTGAAACCATCATCCAGATTGACGCCGCAACGCGCGGCGCCGTCACAGCCGCGGATCACGTCACCGCCTGGGACCGGCGCCATCGTTCGTGGGCTCAGAAATCGCGCACGGCCGGCCGGACCGCGGCGAGAGTTTTCAATTCCGGCGCAGGAGAGTGACATGGCAGACAAGGTGACGGGCAAGGGCTCGAGAAAGAAAAACGCCGGCGAGAATAAACCGGCAGGCCAGGGCCACAATATCTCGGCTATTCGCAAGGCGGCGAAGCCGATTTTCGAGGAGCTGGACCGCATCCATAAGCAAATGGAAGAGCGGAACGGCGAGGACATGGTCGACATCAAGAACCTGTACGAGAAGGGCGCCAATGAAATCGGCATTTCGCGCGCCGTGCTCCGCGGGTTCTATTCGGAGTATCGCCGGGCGAGCAAGCAAGTCGCCCGCGAGAAGGAAATGGAACCGTCGGAGCGGGACGAGCTTGTCGCGCTGCGCGACGCGTTCGGCATGGACACGCCGTTCGGCGCCTATGCCAACCGCAAGGTCGAAAGTCAGGCCGCGGCGTAATGCGGCTCCTCACGGTCGACCCTGGGATGCGATCCGGCTTTGGGCTCTTCGTCACTGGCGAGC